ACATCGAGTATGAGCTTTATAGATGCATGTAGAGAGCTATTTAATCAAGCGAGGATTAATTATAAGTTTGATATATATTCTAGTAATAAATATATGGAGAACAAAGAAAATAAACCATATAGGTACCCTAGATCAGAAAAACAAGCAGAAGATAAAACACCTTTAGAAAAATATATGTCCTTAAGAAAGATAAGTGAAAAAACATTAGATTATACGGGTGTAAAATTAACACTAAATAATTGGATAGCTTTTGAATACTATGACCAAAACAACAAATTATTAACTGTAAAATACAGATATTGTGGTAAATATGATAAGAAAAACCCACCAATGCAAAATGGTAAAAAGATTTCAAAAACATTTTGTCAGGCTGGCAAAGATACAAGCCCTTTATTATGGGGAATGAATCAAATTAATCCTACTAAACCTTTGTTAATTACAGAAGGTGAAACAGATCGTTTGGCAGCAATAGAAAGTCGTTTTAAAAATACTGTTAGCGTACCGTTTGGAGCAAACAATTATACCTGGATAGAATATAATTGGGAATGGCTAGAACAGTTTGAAAAAATATATATATGGTCCGATAATGATGAAGCCGGCGACAATATGAGAAAAGAAGTTGTGCCAAGATTAGGGGAAGAACGTTGTTGGATAGTTAAGAGCCAATATAAAGATATAAATATACATTTATATAAAGAAGGTAAAGAAAGTGTTTTAAAAGCTATTACACAAGCTAAAAGGACACCTATTCCAGATACTATATATTTATTTGATGCGGAAGATTTTGATATTAACAAAGCTGAAAAAATAGAAACACCTTATAAAGAATTAAATAAGTGGATATATGGGTGGGTATTAGGTACTTTAAATGTAATAACTGGGATTAACTCTAGTGGTAAAAGTACTTTAATAAACCAGATGTGTATAGCACACCCTTTAAATTTAGGATATAAAACTTGGGTGTACAGTGGAGAATTAACGGCTTCGCAACTAAAGAGTTGGGTAGAATTTCCTTTAGCTGGACCACAATATATAAAAGAATTTGATAACGGTCCTGATAAACCAAAAGGATATGCAGTGTACAAGGATGCTAAGAAAAAGATTAAAGAAACATATCGAGAAAGCTTATTTATGTATAGCAATGAAAATGATATGACAGCTAAAAATATATTAAAAAGAATGGAACAACTAGCAAAAATTAACGGAGTAAAAGTATTTATATTAGATAATTTAATGATGATAGATCTCGAGTGCAGTGAACGTGAACTAAATAAAAAGCAAAAGGAATTTGCTCTAGCACTTAAAAATTTTGCTAAGAGATATAACGCTGTAGTACATTTAATTGCACATCCTAGAAAAATTGAAGAAATAAGAAGATTAAATAAAATGGAGATTTGCGGTAGTGGAGATATAACAAACTTAGCTGATTATGTTTTGGCTATACACAGAGTTACACCCAAGGAAAAAGAAGAAATAATAGATAAGAAAGGGAATGTAGTTTCAGAAGGGTGTCCGTTTGATACTATAATAGACTTATTTAAAAATAGACCTATAGGTTACCAAGACAAAGCCATAGGATTACACTTTGATTATCCTTCTAAGAGATTTTATGGCGATAATGATAACTTAGCCATAAAATATGAGTGGTGTAAAGATCTTGATATTATAGAGGTTACAGAGGAATTTAAAGAAAAAGAGGTGGAGGTACCATGGTAGATATTAAAAAATTTAAACATGAACATAGGGATTTCTGCAACAAATATAATAAGATGTTAGACTTATATTATAGAGGAGTTAGTTACTTAGAAGGTGAGGGTATTAACGATAATGAGATTAAAAAATATATTCCACGCGTAACTAATTACACTAAAGAATTATCTTATATGTTAGCACAGTTTAGAAAAATTACAGGTGAAGATATGCCTGATAGAATATTGTCTGGTGGGTTTATCTTATATGATGATATGGATTATTAATGCCTAAAAGTACGAAATGAACGTAAGGAGGTATTAAATGATTGGTAGAAAAACAAAAGAGGTTGATTGGGGAAAATATGATGAATTAAAAAAGCAGGGATTAAAAGAGTTGCAAATAGCTATAAAATTCGGAATGTCACAAACAACATTATGTAAGAAAAAAAGATTTAGGGGGAGATAAAAATGTATTCAAGCCGTCCACAGGTTAATACTGGCTATGTAGATCTTATTAATGCAATTATACTAAGAGCTGTTCAAGATGTTAGACTAGAGCGTCTTGGCTTAAATAGTAGCAAAGTTAATAAAGAAGGTATTAAAAACAAAGCCGAACAATTTTTGGATAGTGAAGAATTTGAATATATGTGTGAATGTGTGGGCAAAAATTGGGCGGAAATAAGAAGATTAACTTTTATGAATTAGAGGGGGATAAAATGAGAGAAATTAAATTAAAAGCATGGGATAAAATAGATGAAAAAATAAGAGTGGTTACATTAATTGATTTTGAATATAAAAAAGTAAAATTATTAAATGATTATACTGGCGAAAGTTATTTACGTGATTTTGAAGAAGTTATTTTATTAGAATATACAGGCTTAAAAGATATAAATGGAAAAGAAATTTATGAGGGATATATTGTTAAATACACTTTTGATTTACCTGAATCACAATATGCAACAAAAAATGGATTAAAAATAAGAATAGCTGAAGTGTTTTGGTGTAATTGGAGAAGTTCTTTTGCGGTATATGCTAATGGAAATAGTAAATTAGCAAACAGTGATTTGTTTAGATATGTAAGGAATGGTAATAGGGTAGAAGTTATAGGGAATATATACGAAAATTCAAAATTATTAAAGGGGGATAAATAATTATGGTTAAGTATAGATTGAAAAAAGAATTTATCTATGAAAATGAAGATTTAAAGAATGAACAATTATATTTAAAAGCCTTAGAACTAGGGTACGCCTTTGTGAAAGATGAAAATGACTATAGAATTATTAAAATAAAAGAATTTAAGACCAAAGGTGACGAATTAAATGTAGAACTAATAAAAGCTGAAATTATATAGGGGGATAAATAATGAAATTTACAGAAATGTTTGATATGCAAAAAAAGTTAGATGAAAGAATAGAAGTTAAACATGAAAATAGCATTAATTTTAATGATAAAATAGTTGCTACTTTAGTAGAGTTATCAGAGTTTTCAAATGAGGTAAGGTGGTTTAAAAAATGGAGTAATAAATCCGCTTCACCTAAAGAAGTTATTTTAGAAGAAGGTGTGGACATACTTCACTTTTTATTAAGCTTAGGTAATGACATAGCAGCTAAGGGAAATGATGAAGGTGTAAAATTGTTTGATTATACATCATATAATTGTGGTGATGATCTAAGTAATATTTATATATATTTTGTAGGAGAAATAATTGAGCTATTTTATAAATATAATAAATTTGATTCTTTTGTTATGAATGTTCAATATTATACGGTAATGTCTATATATTTACACTTAATGAAGTCAATTGGATTTAACGAAAAAGATATTGAAACAGCTTATTATAAGAAAAATGAGATTAACCATAAAAGACAAGATAATAATTATTAAATCCAAGGTAAATTTTTAGTTTGAAGTACGAAATAAACGTATAAATCAAATGGAGGTTTTAAAATGCAAAATTCAGGTAAGTGTTTTGAATCTGATTTTAAAGCTAGTATTCCCAACGATTGTTGGGGGTACAGGCTTAGAGATAGTGCAGGGACATGGCAAGGTGGAGACAACACAAGGTTTACACCTTCTAATATATGTGATTTTATAGTTATGGGAAAAGAGAATTTATATTTATTAGAACTCAAGAGTATTAAAAATGTTAGCTTACCATTTGCCTGTATTAGAGAAAACCAAGTCAAAGAACTTTCTAAAATAGATAAATCTAATGTAAAAGCTATGTTTATTATTAACTTCAGGAGCAGGGAAAGGACATATATGATAGATGCTAAAAAGGTAAAGGAATTTATAGAAAACTCGGAAAGAAAAAGTATACCGCTCAATTGGTGTAAGGAAAATGGTATAGAAATAGAAGGTATTAAGAAAAGAACGAGGTTTAGATATAAGTTAGAAATGATTTTACAATAAGGGGGATTTAAAGTGCTTTATTTATATGATCCTATAAATAATACAAAGAAGGAAATTGACTATAAATTATTAAGTGGAATAACAGGTAAAAGCATAAAAAACTTAATGAGTTATAAATCCAAAAACAAAAAAATATCTAATATAAATTCTTATTTAATAGATAGTAACACATCTAAAGAACAATTATGTAGATTTATGCAAAATGAAAAAATAAAAAATGAAATTTGGAAACAAATAAATAATTCACTAAATTATTATATTAGTAATTATGGAAGAGTAAAAAGAATTTATAAGAATGGAAAACATAAAATATTAATGCCTTATATAAAACATAATAAGTGGCTATTTGTAAAAGTAAACATAAATGGATCTATAAAAGAAACTGCTATCCATAAGCTAGTAGCAAAACATTTCATAGAAAATCCTAATAAATATTCCTGTGTAAGACATAAGAATCAAAATATATTAGATAATTATGCTCATAATTTGGAATATATTGATAGAAAAACATTAGGTGAAAAAACAGCGTATATGTCTAAGGCTATTCCAGTATTTAAGATAGATACAACTACAAATGAAATTATAGATGAATATGAAAGCATGGCTCAAGCTGGACGTTGTAATTTTTTACACAGGGAAACTATAAGACAATGTATAAAAGGTAAACTAAAAACTGCAGGTGGTTTTAAATGGACTATAGATACCGGCATTCTAAATAATAAGGAGGCAATTTAAAATATGAAAGTACATTTATTAAGTTATACAATAAATCCAGTAGAAACTATATACAGGGCATTTAGACAATGTTACGCTAAAGGAACTGCAAGAGATATGGAGATACCTAGTAATGAGGAAATGATTAATTTTATATGTAAATGGATGGGTAAGGGACACGAAAGTCCTGTAGAGCATGTTAGTTTTACTTTTAGTATAGAAGGAGTAAGCAGGGCTTTAACACATCAATTAGTAAGGCATAGAATAGCGAATTACAGCCAACAATCACAAAGATATGTAGATGGGTATAATTTTGAATTTGTTACACCACCAACTATAAAAAAAGACGACACTTTTAAATTTATATATGATGATTTTATGAAAGAATGTTGGTTTAAATACGATTACCTTGTATCTAATGGTGTGCCTAAAGAGGATGCTAGATATGTTTTGCCTAATGCTACTACATCCAATATAGTAGTTACTATGAATTTAAGAAGTCTAAGGCATTTTTATGATGAAAGAAGTTGTATGAGAGCACAATGGGAAATAAGGGAATTAGCTAATAAAATGATGGTAAGGGCTAAAGAAATAATACCTTTTGCAGATTATAAGGCTAAGAAGTGTGGTATTACTTGTTTTGAATGTGAGAGTTAATAAGTTAACTTAAAATAGATTATGTAAACTAAATAAAAGGTAAACTATAAAATTAAATTAATTTAAAATATAAAGATAAGTAGACAATCTTTTAATAGGGTTGTTTGCTTGTTTTTAACTGGATATTTATTATTGGATAAAATATCATAATTTATAAATAATTTCATGAAAAGGTATTGACTTCTTATACTACGTGTAGTATAATTATAATTGTAAGGAGGTGAGAAAAAAGGTGGTTAAGTTAATAAGAAAATTAAAAAAGCTTGATAAACTACTGGGAATAGTCATCAAGCTGTTAGTAAAAATAACAATCATAATAACAATACTTAAACAGTTATATGAATTGTTATAACCACAGGGGAGGAATTCTCCTCCCTAAATCTTATAATACCACCTTAATCATTATGAGTAAAGATTTAAAAACATTATTTAAATTAATACTAAAAATATCAGCAGAATTAATTGTTATAGCTTTATTAGTATGGGTTATATTTAAAATAGTTATGTAGGAGGTTTTCAAGTGGGAAAATCGAAACAGACAGTCGCCAACCAGAATTGGGAAAAGAAAAACAGAGAGTATGCAAGTTATTTAAAAAGTCGTAGCAGTGCTAGAAGTTTTATACGAAATAAAGCAACACTAGAGGATATAGAAGAACTTAGGAATCTATTAAAAGAAAGAGAAGAATTATTAAAGCAAGAATAAAAGAAAAGAGGGGTTTAATTATGAAAAAGGTGGGTATAGGTTTATTAATAGGATTAGTTATAGGAGCTTCAACTAGGTTTGTTGGTGTGGCCAATGCGGTTACACCAGCAGAGGACAATGGAAAAGAGAACGGATATTATATGTATTGCTTAGATAAAGGTAAGCAAGTATGGGCACCATTAAATAAAGTTGAAAAGGGTGAAAAGTTTCTTTATTTAGCTAATCCCAAGAACAATACGGTTATTAAATTAGCAAGAATAAATTAAATAAGAAAAGGCAGCAGAAAAAGAGGGGGAATAACGAAATGAAAAGAGAGAATATAATAGGGAAGAGTGAAAAAGATTTTGAGGAATTAAGTAAAAGAAAACCTTCAAAAGTTGGAAAAGATGTAACGGGAAATTGGAGGGTATTAACTATATCAAAACAATGTAAAATAGAAGAATATATTTTATCTTATTACAAGAAAAATTTTAAAAATAAAAAAGAGATACATGGTATAGTAAATTTTACAACAAATACAACTACGAGGATAATAGATCTGGGAGAGTTTATAGAAATCGGGATATTAGAATATACAAAAGATGAAGAACATGATGCTAAGAGTTTATTTGGTGGAATAGAATTAAAACAATATTGGATATATAAAGATAATGGCGATATAGAAGAAATTAAATAAATTAATATAATAAAACAGGGCATTTCTTAATAGGAATTGTCCTCTTTTTTTATTTTTGGAAAATTTTATTTGCTTATAAGATTGTGCTTTTGTTTTTAGTCAGGTGCTCTTTTAAATATAGTTACACTTACATATATAATATAAACCGCATTATATATAGTTTTAATCATAATTAGTTATCCTATCTATTTATGTAAGGTAAAAATATAGCTAATAGTTATATACCTAATCTTAAAAATAGGTATATATGGACAAGCAAAAGTTAAAAGGATGTGTCACATTTACGCACACAGTACATATACTGTTAGTAAATAATAGATAAGGAGTGATAATAATTGCCTAAGATTAACGTATCTTTTAAGCAAACTACCAAGGATATGAAACTATATACTTTTGTAAAGAGCCAAGAAGAACAAAGTGATTTTATAAAAATAGCCTTAGATTTTTATATTAAATATTTAGAAAATGGGGATAAAAATGATAAAAAATAAGAAAAAAATAAAGCCCAGCAAAAGGCTAGACTTATTCCAGGTCGCTAAAAGTGTGCTACGCTTACCTGTGTTACGCTACACTACACTTCTAGCTTATGCAAACAGATCAGGAAAGTTGTGTGTTTAAGGTGCGTTTATACAAATATTAATATTTAATTTACATTTAAAATTTTTCAATTATATGTGTTGCAATTATCATACCTGCACCAAACCAAAATAGTGGAGACATGCTAAGACCTTCTTTCAAATTTATTTATCTATAGTATTCACAAAATGATTATTTTTATTCAGGAGGAAGTATGAAAGTTTGTGTTATTTATTCTAATGCAAAAGTAGAAGATTTAAAAAAGAAACAAAAGATTAAACATAATTTTAATATGGAATTAGTTGCTAAACATATAAATGCAGATAATAAATTAAAAAAACAAGCAGTATTTGTTTTAGGAAGTCTTTTCTATGTTCAAGATGTAGTTTCTGCTGCAGGAGATTTAGCGAAAATAGACAAAGCAGGAAACACCATATTAGGTATAGCTAGAAAAATAGGATATTGGGTGTGCATTATAGGATGCATAATAGATATTATAAGATCTCTTATGCAAGGGGATACAAAAAGTATTGCTAAAATAATGATGAAGTACGCTTTAGCTTTTGCAGCACTCTATATTTTTCCGTGGATGTTGGATTTGATTAGATCAATTTTTTAGGAGGAGTATATATGGAATGGGTACAAAAATTTATAGAGAGAGGTCAATATAATGCGCCACAAAATACAGATATATTTAGAAGTAAATTATTAGATATTCTATCTGTAAATGCATATTGGATATGTATGTTTGTGGGAATAGGTGGAATATTAGCATATATATCAGGATTTAAAAAGGGTGGAAAAGTTACAAAATTCAGTTTAGTAATTTACTGGGTGGTAGCTGCAATATGTTCAATAAAATAAAATCCATGACTTTAAAAGATTATTTTCAAATACAAAAACCTACTTATAAAATTTTAAAACTTACACCAGATACATCTATAAGAAACTACAATTCTAGTAATATAGCTAAAACTATTCAATATATGTACAAATCTATAACTCAAAGAATTCATAGGCAAGAAAAGAAATTCTTTATAGAAACCCAAGTAAAATGTAGTTATATGATAGACATTCAAAAAAATGATGTAAATTTTTATTTTGTAATTCCAGAAAGATATGAGGGATTAATAAAAGAAAAAATTACAGAAACATGGCCCAAAGTTACTATAGAATTAGTTACAAATATTACTCCATTTTCACAAGACGCAGTTAAATATCAGCTTAAATATAATAAAGAAGATGCATTATCTTTAAATGTAGACAAAAAATGTAATGAACCATTAAACTCTATACTTAATGTATTAGATATTTTGGAAGAAGGGGATCGAGTAGGTATATTTTATAATTTTATGCCTGCAGTTCAAAGAGGTTGGAGAAAAGAATATCAAGATACAATAGATAAAATAAAAAACAATGAACCTATTGATAGGGAAAAATTTAATGTTAGGTATATTGCAAAGGAAGGATTAATTTTATTAATTAATTTAATACAGGATTTATTAGATACTATAGGAGATTTTCTCGGAGCAGAACAAAAGAAAGATGGACTTACATTAACAGAAGTAGCTATAACTTCTTTGATGTTGGATGATAAGAAAAAATTAAGTAGAAGCACAGTAAATAAAAAAGATGCTATGGTCCTTAATACACAAATGGTTGTATTATCAGATAGTGTAGATATTAAAAGACAGGAAAATAACGCTGTAGCGGTATTAGAAAGTTACAACGTTATATCAGAAGATAATGAATTAATATATAAAAAAATACCTAAAAAGAATAACTTTTATGTTACAGATTTTAAAATAGCAGGAGCGGAAGAAAATAAATTAAGTACAGAAGAATGTCAAAACTTTTTACAATTGCCGGGGCGGGAATTACTTCAGCAGCATAAAGTTATAGAAAAAATAGATGTGTTGGAAACTAAAGTCCCAGAACAATTACAAAATAACATTTTAAGAGCGGGAGAAAGTACTTATAGAGGTAATACAACTAAGGTTTATCATACAGAAGATAAGGAATTAAAAAATACTTCTGTATGTTTATGTGGACCTAATAGAAGTGGTAAATCTACGGCTATAGCTAATATGGTTTATGATTTTATAAAAGCCGGTAGAACAGTTATATTACCAGATTTTTGTGGTAAATGTCAGCTAAGTGATGAATTATCTAATGTTATTCCTAAAGACAAAATTCTTAATATAAACTGTGATAAGTGGGAAGAATTAGAGGGCTTTGGATACAACGAAATAATACCTAAAGATGATAGTCTATTTGAATTATATAACTGTGCTAAAATGAAGTCCGCTAAGTTAAAAGAACTTATAAATTTAGTTAATGATGGCGACAGTGATTTAGAGGGAAGAATGGAAAGGTATTTAGAGTATGCAGCACTAATAGTTTTTGTTTGCGATGGATCTGTTAATGATGTATTTAAAGTATTAAAGAATCATGTCATAAGGCATGAATATATTAAAAATATTCCTGAAGATCTTAAAGAAACTATGGAAGAATATGTGGAAGAATTATTAGAAATAGATGAATGGTCCAAAGCTACAAAAGATTGCCCAGCTGAAGTAATTGGAACTAAACAAGGACATATAAGTGCAATATTAAGTAGAGTGCATAGACTTAAACAGAATACTTATATAGAAATGATGTTAAAGAAAGAAACAGATAATAATATTAATCTTATAAATGAAATGCAGGAAGGTAAATTAGTATGTATAAAAATGTATGATAGTATGTTTGCTACACAACAACAAAAGGATATATATGTATGTTATTGGATAACTAAAGTTTGGGGAGCACTTCAAAAAAGATTTTGCGATATAAAAGAAGAGGATTTAAAACAAACAGTCATACTTATAGATGAATTATATCAAACTAAAAATTGCGAAAAATATCTTACTATGATTTTAAGTCAAATACCTAAATATAGAGCTAAGATAGTCCTTTCATGTCACCATTTAGGTCAAATACCTATAATACAAGAAGAATTAAAAAGTGCTATGTGTTCTTATGTATTTATAGCTGGATCTAATAAAAAGAATTTTATGGCCATGAAAGAAGAATTTGAGGATAAAGGATATACACTAGAGGATTTACTACATTTAAAAAGATTTCACGCGCTTAATTTATTAGCATATGAAGAAGGATACTGGGTAGGCATTACAAAGTTACCACCGCCAGTTAAGTAAAAGATATTAAGAAACCTTGATTTAAGCGAGGTTTCTTTTGTTTTGGTAAAATATAGTTAGGAGAGTGAAATGGATATGGTGAACATACAAAGTAAAATAATAAAACTTATAAAAGCATTAGAAATTAAAGGGTATATATATTTATTTAATAAAGAACAAATTTATAGCAATAATAGAGGAAAGATATGTAGCATTAATAAATTGTTTCACTTAATACCAATAGAAGAATATAACAAGATGCATCCAGACAAGAAAAAGGACCCTTCCAAGCATAAATATGTAAAGGAAGAAGTATTAACTACGTTTAGAAAACAGGATATATTATTTGAATTAGTAGATGTTTATAAGAAAGTAGGTGGTGGAGATGGAAAATAAGTTAACACATAAACAAAAAGCATTTTGTGATTATTATATAGAAACAGGAAACGCTACAGAAGCGTACAAGATGGCAGGATATAAAATTTATAAGTCTGCAGGGGTAGAAGCTAATAAAACCCTAAATAACCCTAAGATAAAGGAATATTTGGATAAAAGGTTGAAACCATTAGATGATAAACGTATAGCAAAAGCAGAGGAAGTATTAGAGTATCTTACAAAAGTTATGCGTGGAGAAGAAAAGGACCAATTAGGGTTAGATGCTTCTTTACAAGATAGAACAAAAGCAGCTGAACTATTAGGAAAAAGATATAGGATATTTACAGAAAAAACAGAGATTAACGGTAATATAAATCAAACTGTTCAATTCGTAAATGATTTAGACGAATTGGAGGAATAAAAATGGCTGTAATAAAATTAAGTAAGGTAATAGGAAAAGGATATAAGGATTTTTGGAACTGTACAAAAAGATATAGAGTTTGTAAAGGCGGTAGAGGGAGTAAAAAATCCACAACTACCGCCTTAAATATCATATACAGAATGATGAAATACCCTAATACAAATACTTTAATAATAAGAAAAACCTTTGCAAGTCACAAAGATAGTACATATGCACAACTCAAATGGGCAATAACTCAATTGAAGGTAAATCATTTATGGGAGTATACCAAAAGTCCATTAGAAATAATTTATAAACCTACTGGACAGAAGATATTATTTAGGGGTTTGGATGATCCATTAAAAATAACTTCTATTACTGTAGAGGTAGGTTATCTTTGTTGGTGTTGGTTTGAAGAAGCTTATGAAATAACTAATGAAGAAGATTTTAATAAAATAGATATGTCAATAAGAGGTGAACTACCAAAAGGATTATTTAAACAGATAACTATTACTTTTAATCCATGGAATGAGAGACATTGGCTAAAAAAAAGATTTTTTGATTCTGAAGATGATGAAATATTAGCAATGACAACTAATTATAAATGCAACGAATTTTTAGGAAAAGATGATATTAAGATATTTGAGAAAATGAAAGAAACCTCACAGCGAAGATATAGTATAGAAGGATTAGGCAACTGGGGGATAGCTGAAGGTGTTATCTTTGATAATTGGCAGGAGAAGGAATTTGACTATAAGGATATAGCTAAAAAGCCAGGGGTTATTGCTACTAATGGGCTAGACTTTGGTTATAAAGCAGATCCAACAGCTTTTATTTGTTTATTAGTAGATAAAGAAAATAAAGAAGTATATATATATGATGAACATTATCAAAAGGGTATGCTTAATGATAAAATAGCTGATATGATTAAATACAAAGGTTTTGCAAAAGAACAAATAATAGCTGATAGTGCTGAGCAAAAATCAATAGAGGAAATAAAAAGGGATGGTATAGGAAGAATTAAACCAGCTAGAAAAGGAAAAGATAGTATAATTAATGGTATTCAATACTTACTACAATATAAAATATATGTACATCCTAAATGCCAAAATACTCAAATAGAACTATATAATTATGTTTGGGATAAAAACAAAGAGGGAAAGCAACTTAATAAGCCAATAGATGATTATAATCATTTATTAGATGCATTGAGGTATAGCATGGAACCACTACAAGAAAATAAACGGTTTAGAGCGGCATGGTGTTAGTCGCGAAAACTTTATTTAGCGAAGTTGTAAAATAATTTAAACTTTTTACGATTTTTTTACGATAGGTTCTTGAAATAAGTACGTCAATATCGTATAATGTAAGTATACAAAAGAAAATCCCCCATCCCCTCAGAGGCACTTCGGTGCCTTTTTATTACATGAAGGTATAGCTCAGTAGGGAGAGCGTTAGTTTTTAAGCTAGAGGTCAGGGGTTCAAATCCTCTTATCTTCAAAGGAATTCCGATGGTAAGGATTAATTAAGTAAAAGTATTGTGATAGAGTTTGGTTATAAAGTAGATGAAGAGAAAGCTATGTAATACATATACTTACTTCACTCAATATCTGCTTAGTGAGCATAGATTGAAATTTATTTTATAACATCGCCACAAACTTTAATGTTAGTAGCTATAATTCTTATGCATCAGTAGGCAGCATAAGAGGAGCGAAATATTAATAATGTTATTGCATAGGTAAGACTTGGCCTACAAGCACTTGCTGATAATATTAAGTAGATAGGTATCTGAAGTGTGAGCTATCCACAGTGCAAAAATCTAAGCTGATAACTTAGTAGATGGAAAAGAACCGCCATTTAAAAGGGAACGATAGCAATAATTCTTAACTTATCATTAAGGATTTAAATAATTAATTTAAAATATAAGGAGGTGAAAATCCTCCTATCTAACAATTGTGTATATGTACTAAGTTCATACCTGTACAGGAGATTATATTCATAAACTATATTAAATAATAGGCAAGAGCAACATTGCTATTATATTCGAGCTAGTACCGCAAGGACTAGACTATAATCATAATCCAAAAGTCTAAAATATAAACAACAATTAAAGTGGAGAAATCCACTTCTTTTTTATGCTTGTTTTATACGGTACGGTATGGTATATTATAAATAAGTAATAAATGTAATTAAAGTTATATTTTGAATATTAGGAGGAGTTAATATGGATAATTTAGAAGAGTTATTTACTGAAGTCCTAATGAGATTGCATATTGAATTAGCTAAGAATAAATCAGAAGAAGAGAAAAAAGTCTTAGTAGAGGAAATGAAAGAATATAAAGATAGATTTGATATGTTGAGAGGTGTTGAAAATAAATGAATTTTATAAGTACTGAAGAATTTTTAAAGCAACCTAAAAAGGTTCAGAATATATTTAAAAACTGGTGGAAACCACAAGCAGGTGATTTGGTACATGATAAGATAAATATAGTGGGAGTAATTGTGCCTGTATTATGTATAGGAGATTATAAGAGCAATTTAGATAAAAACAAAGTCACACCATTATTTCAAATGCATCAGCTTATAGAGTTTATAGAAGATAAAACAGATTCCATAGTTCAAACATCATATTGTTTTAAGGAAAATGAAGCTACCAAGAGAGGATATATGTTACATCTAATGCAAGATAACGGCGGTGCCAGTTCTCATTATCACAATTTAGGAGAAGATTTGCTTCAAGCATATTGGCTAATTGCTTGTCGTATAGCAAATAATTTATAAAAGACAATTAGAAGAAGATTAGGAGGTTAATATGAATAATCAAAATAAAGAAATGGTAACTATAACATTTGAAAGATACAACAATTTAAGAGAAAGAAATGAGTTTTTAGAAAAAACATTTAAACAATTAGAAAAAATAGCATTAAAAAATGTAGATGGTGATATAAGCCAACATGTAGATATTGATAAACAACAATTGATTGATCTCTTACAATTACACTTTGGATATAAAAACTATGTGCAAGCTAATGGCGATATACATAGAGCAAAATATGAATTTGATATTAAATAGGAGTGATAGCATGGGAGCAGAAATAGTAAACTTAAAAAAAGGGGAGACTATTAAAGAATGGAAAGGGTGTCTTTCTCCAAGGCTAGAAGAAGAATATCATAATATGCTCAGGAAGATAGCAGCTAAAGAAGGAAAGACACAAACTGATACATTAAAGCAGCTTATAAAAGAGAAATATCAAGAAATTAAATAATATATTTTAGGGGGATATTAAGATGGGATTTAGATTCAGAAAGAGTGTTAAAATTGGACCTTTTAGAATTAACTTTAGTAAGAGCGGTGTAGGTTATTCTGTAGGTAGTAAAGGATATAGAGTAACTAAAAGAGCAGATGGTAGGATCCAAGAAACTTATTCAGTTCCAGGCACAGGAGTTAGCTATGTAAAAACATCTAAAAAAGAAAAATAAACCGCTCCAATATTATAAATATAAGATAAGCACCTTTTGCGAGGTGTTTTTCTTTTGCCCGCTCCACAAGTGCGTTAAAGGTTCATTTAGCGAAGTTATATAGTCGCCTAAAAAGAATTTAATAAATAATATACTTATAATTAGTTTACAGCCTATTTAAGTTAATTAAATTTCAAAGGTGTAATTATATTGGTAATGATACAAAAGCATTATGCACGTACTCTCACAAGCCTAAAAATACATGTATTTAAATAAAGTACGATATGAGTTTACAATATTATAATTAAAAGTACGGTATTGGTTGAAAATAATATATATAAGTAGTATAATTATATATAGAGGAGTGATTAAATGTTAAAAGATGGAGCGTTAAGAACTGATTCATTACCTAAGATAAAAGTAACACCTTTGGAAAGGAAAGAAATTGAAAAAAGAATAACTGAATTAGGATTTAAAAAGTTCAGCCAATATATGAGATACTGTATTAATAAAGAAATGGCAGGTGAGTAAATGCTACATTTCCATGAATATAAATTATTAGGAGTGTATTATAATGTTGGATATAGTATATATGCATCTCATTTTAGGGTTTGCACATATAAACGTTTATTATGTATGAAGTGTGGTAAGGTTAAAGACATAAAAATACAGTCTACTTTGACAGGAGGTAAAGATTTAACTAAAGCTTATATTAATTCTTTAATTAAAAATAATATCTTAAATTTTATAGAAATGGATAGTAAAACAATAAAAGAAATAGCAAATCAACTCTAATACAGAACGGAGGTTTAAAGTGAATAGTAATAATAATTTTGTAATAAACCCATTTATGCAAGAAGGGACCATATACGAGAATGGATATGGAATGATAGCCAAGAATGTTATGAGGGATAAGCGATTAACACCTGAAGCCAAATGTATTTATTCTTATATAATTAGTTTTGCTGGTAATAAAATGAGTGCTTTTCCTGGTATAGAAAAAATGTTATATGAGCTAAACATGAGTAAAAGCAGATTTTATAAACATAGAAAGCTATTAACTGATCTAGGATATATCAATATTAAGCAAGAAAAGAGTAAGGGCAAATTTTTAAAGAACATATATCAAATATCATTACAACCGTTTCCTCAAAATGAGTATACGGAAAATGAGTATACGGAAAACAAGGAAACTAATAGTAACAGTTCTAATAGTAACAGACTTAATAGTAACAGTAATTTACACATTCTTTCAGAATATGTGTGTGATTGGGAAGATCCTGTAAAAGATTATTTAAAAGCATATTTAGATATTAGGCAGCAATATAGAGATAGACCTCATAAAAAAGTATCTACTAGAAATATATCAGCTATAAAAGAAGAATTAATCAATATATCAGACTATGTAGATATAGAAGAATTTACAGATAGAGTGTATGAGTACTTCCAGGATGTTAATAACAGCAATGATGGAGATATAATATATTTTTTAAAAGCTAGTAGAGGTATTTTTTATTAGAATAAGTGATTATTTAGTTTACTATTTATATAAGATACATAAGAATAATTATGTAAACTAATAAGAAAATAATTAAGACAATCATGCTTTAAAATTATTGCAAACATGGAAAGGGTGTCATAAATGACTTTTGAGCGTTTGAAGTTAAGATATAAATATTTATTTGATAAAAAAGAAATTAACGGAGATGTAAGAAGAGCATGTTCACTATTAAATAGAATAATTAATGCAATAGCAGTTATTAAGGAGTTTGCATTGACAATTACATTATCTTCAGATGAAAATATGAAGCAAGAATGTGACGAAATGCTTATTAATCTTTCAGACAAAAGGGATAGATTAGAAGATTTATTAGATGAAATAAAAGTTTCTATAAAGTTTTAGTGGTATGGAATCCAACTAAACTGTGAGGTGATAAATATGTTTTTAGTACAACAATATTATTTGTTTAATGGAGAAGTTAAGTCACACACATACAGCATATGTGAAACACTTAAAGAAGCTTATGATGACCAAATTGAAGCGTATAAAGCACTTCCAGGAATGTTCATAATCTTCCCAAGCATACCAAGTAAGATAAAGGATGGATTTCTAAAATTTATTTTAAATAAAAATAAAGACAAAAATGTACTAACAATAATTAGTTCATAATTCCGAAATAAGAGCCAGAAATGAAAATGTTACATCATAAAGGAAGGTGGATTTATAATTGGAAAAAAGGAAAGAGAAGATAGTAAAGAAAATTATTAAATTTAATCATGATAATTCAACTTTTTATAAATTTGATAAATGTTTAAAAATTACAAAAGTAAAAATAAATAAATTAGAATTAATTGAACCTATAGAGGAAGGTAATGTTTATAAGGTTTCTTATAAGTATGGATTAAATAAATGGAATCCTTTTGCATGGATAATAGTTATAATTCCATCATTTTTAATCTGTATGTATGAAGGTATAAAAGAGATTTTAGAAGAATTACAATCATTTAAAATGGATAACTATTCGGACACAATTAAAATTAAAGATTTGTTATAATGCAAAAATGAGGTGAATTTTATGAAAAGTTTTATTGAAAAAATTTATTTTGGTAGAGATAAAGAGGAAAATTGGGATATAGAAGAAAAGGCAGAACGTAGAGGATTTAAAAATAGTGAAAAATTAGTTTATCTAGGCTATGAGGTAGAAATGGAAGTAGAAGTAAGAGAGGATTTAAAACATAAAGTCTTAAAAATTGATGGTGTGGATGTATCTGACAAAGATATATATGTTTAATACAAATTCAAACATGATTCTAGATAGAAAAAATTAATGGAAAATTTGGTATAATGTAATTAATAAATATTAATATAAAGGGATGGTATGTTAAATGTGTAATAAAAAAAGGGAAAATTGGTTTAAATGTAAAAAATGTTTTAGGGAAATGGCAATTGAAAAAAGTTTATTTAATGATGTTTATAAAGGGCAAACTTTATGTGTTAAATGTAGAATAAAAGAAGAAAATAGAAATGCTACAAAAGCAGAAGCAATGGCCTTACTTGGTGAAGAATCAATTGATACAGTAACTAGAGAATCCAGGGCTAATTCAAACAATATAATTACTTTAGATTTAGATAATGTGTAATTTTTATATATTGTTTCATATCAAGAGCAGAAATGCTCTTTTTATTTTTTTGCAAAAGTACCGTAAACAGTCGTTTAAATTATATTATTTTAGAAATAAAATATAAATTGATACTATAAGATATAAAAAATCCCTAGCAACCTATGAGATTCAAGGCTTTATTTATTTTATGCTATAATTAAATTAATAAGTTCGCGAAACGTGGATTTCGCGATTGTAGAGAGGTAAATTAATGAATTTTATTAAAACTTCTGATATGTATTATAAATACACATTACTAAGTAATAAACAAACTGCTTTTATTGGCTTTAGGGATATGGATTATTATAACTTTAAAGGATTTTGTGTTATTTTTGCTATAGCTAACAAGAAAAAACATATAAAAAAATGGCTAAATGAAAAAGCAAATCCAATTGATTGCAAATGCACTGGTAAAAGTGGATTAGAGGGTTTAATATGGGCTAAGAAACAAGTAAAGGAATTTGAACAGCTTATAAAAGAACAATACCCAGTGGATAACATTAGAATTGAGATAGCTGGGGCAGATAATAGAAGATTTAGAATATATAAAAAAGCTATGAAAGATTATAATTACAGTCAATCAGAAAGCATTTTATATAAAAAATTATGAACCGTATCAACAACCGTATTTAATACATATATGTAGCTTAGTAATACCAATGCTTTGAACCGTATTACTAACCGTATCAAGCATATATAAAGAGGTGATTAAATGAATTATATATTATATTTTTTAATTTATTTATATATATTTACAGGCATATTTATAGCAATTAAAACACCATTTAAAAGGACTATAGGAAAAGTATTAGCAAGTATTTATTTTTCTTTGTTTTGGCTCCCTGTATTATGTGCAGAGCTAATTATAAGAAAAACAAAGGAATAGAGGTGAGATAATGAAATTATCAAATATATTTGAATTAAAAGAAGGTAGTAAAAATAAATCTGTATATTCTACTATTATGTCTATTAGCGGAAGAACTCCGAAATATTCAGAGGTCAACTATAATGCAATAAGTAAAGAAGGTTATATGGGAAACTGGGTTATATATAGGTGTATGCAGGAAATTATAAAAGCTTGTATACAATTGAATTGGCGCGTTATGAGATATAATAGCAAAGGTGAACCAGAAGAAATTAAGAATCACCCCGCATTACAAGTAATAGAAACACCTAATCCTGTTTATGGGCAATCAGAACTAATTAAAAGGGCAGTAGCTTTTTATTATATAGCAGGAGAAGCACCATTTCATAAATTAACAGCAAATAATAAGGTTAAAGAAGTATATGTATATAGGCCTGATAAAATGAGTTTTGAAAATTCTACAGATGTAAACAAACCATATGTAGATATTTTTTATCATGGAGGTAGTTTAATACCAATTGAATCTGAACAATTTATGATGTGGAAGAACTTTAATCCTTTGGACGAATTCGACGGATTAGGCAGAGGAATGAGCATGTTAAGCCCTGTTTTAAAAAATGGCGACCTTTTAAATAGTATGGTTGATTGGAATATAACTCTACTACAAAATGGTGGTAGTTTAAGTGGTGTAATATCTGCTAAGGAAGTGTTGGGAGATGCTGAGTTTGAAAGAGCTCAGGAAACTATAAAAAATAAACACCAGGGGAAAGACGAAGTAGGTAAATTCTTATTATTAGACGGTGGAGCAACATATACAACTACTGGTGTTAATCCTAAAGAAATGGACTGGAAAGAAGGGAAAACCTCTACAATATTCGATATTTGTATAGGCATGGGAATAGATCCTATTATCATAGGAATAAATCAAAATAGTAGTTATAATAATAAAAATGAAGCTGAAAAAGGATTATATCTTAAAACCGCTATTCCTCTTATGAAAGAATTAGCAGATGAATTAACTCCATTCTTAGGATTACAAGAAAATGAATACCTTGATATAGATTACAGTCATGTTCCATGTTTACAAGAAGATATGAAAGAAATGGCTGAAATACTAAATAGATCTAATGATATGAGTATAAATGAAAAAAGGGCAAAGAGAGGACTTGAGCCAGTAGAAGGTGGGGATATAATAGCACCTAGTGGAAGTTTTGCTATTGTAGATGGAAAAGTATATTTGCCTATGGGATTGGTGGATATAGAAGAAGAACAGGACCATAATTCCCAAATAGAAAATATTAATAATGAAGAAGATGAAAAAGAAGATAAATCTTTTATGTATTAGAAAGAAAGGGGGCCGATAAAAAGAAAAAGATGTTAAATATATATGATAAAGTAGCTAAACCATTAGAGCGAAGATTTAAAAATAAAATATATAAGTTGCTAATGGAACAACTAAAAGAAATTATAGCCGCTACAAATAGAGTTTTAAATGACACTAAAGATTCTGGCATAAGTAAAGAAGAAGCTAAAAAGAAAGCTGAAGAAGTAATTAAACAATTTAAGATAGATGAAGGTATACAAACTTTTATGCTGGCATTACTTCCAGAATGGATTAATGCTGGAAAAATAGGAGCCAAACTATTTGAACAGATACAGCTTACTAACTCTGAAGGTACACTATTTGCAATAATAAAAGATGAATACCTGGAATGGTTAAATACATATGGTGGAGATCAAATCAAGTTAATAAATGAAACAACTAAAGAGCTAACTAGAGAAATAATAGAAAAAGGATTAATAAATGGTGATAGTACTTCTAAAATAATAGATAACTTATCAAGCAAAATATATGATTATAGTAAAAGTAGAGCTAAAAACATAGCAGAAACTGAAATACATAATACAATAATGAAAGCTAATGCCATGAGTGGAGAAAAGAGCGGATTTAAATATAAAACATGGATAAGCAGCAGAGATAGTGCGGTAAGAGTATCACATAGAAGTTTGGATGGAGAAACAGTTAAAATAGATGAACCTTTTAGTAATGGTGGAATGTATCCAGGAGATAGCAGGCTCCCAGCAAAAGAAGTATGCCATTGTAGATGTGTAATTAAATATCAAATGTCGGAGAAGGATTAATACCTTCTCTTTTTTTCATGCACTAAACATGAATTTAGCGAACTTATAAAAATAAATACGGAATTATCGTATAATAAGTACGGAATTGGTTGATTTTTTAATTGAATGAGAATATAATAGTAAGTAAGGAAGTAATTCAGAATATAAAGGGATGTGGAAAAATGAGTAGATATGCAAGATTCGGTACATTATCTCCTCTGGGTGCTGCAGATAGTAAATATTTTTTAAATCCTGAACAATTTGAAATAGACGTAAAAGAGCACCAGGAGAACCATAGAAAAAAGGAAGAAGAAACAAAAAGGATTTTAACTGAACTTATTAATCAAGATACATGGCAAGAAGATAATTTTAAAATTATAACAAAGGCTTTAAGAGAACTAAAAGAAGAATACAAATTATAAATAAGTCAGAATATGATTATTAGATGAAGGAGGGTTTAACAATGAAATTTAATGTAACTTTAGACAAAGAACAACTTGATGAAATTGCAAATATTACAGCAGATAAAGTTTTATCAACTGTGGAGTATCAAAAAAACAATGAAGAATGGCACGAAAGAGAGATGAAGGCACTTAAATTAGAAATTTCAAAGAGAGATAGTATGTTAGTCCAGAAAGATTTAGTTATAGATAGACTAAGAGAAACACTAAGAAAAACCAGGACTGAAATAAAGGAATTAAAAGGTGAGTAATTCGTCATTCAAATATTGGAGGTATAAAGATGATTTGTTGGGATTGTGGAAAAGAAATTGATAATACATTAGCAGTATATGACCAATTTAGTTGTGATATATGCGAGAGAACACTTTGCAAGGAATGTTATCTTGAGCATCTTGGGTTTTGCGAAGAGTGTTTAAGCGATAGAGAAGAATAGTCACAATTCAAAGATTAGATGCAGGATCTTGAAATAATTATGAACTTTAAAAGGAGGGTAAGAAGATTGAAAGAAAAACTTACAAAGATTTGGCGATTATGTGAAACTAAACAGTTATCAGATATATTTGAAGAATATATGAAAAGTATTGGAATAAGAAAATATGACGGTAGAAGAAAAAATAATAACAATACCTATATGATAGATGGTCACTGTACTGGATGGAATAGGGTTCAATGTTATTATCATAAAGATTTATTTAAATATTCAGAAGAAAATCTTTTAATTGTACTAAGGAAAAGAGCGGGAAATTATTTCATTATTGAAAGAAAAGGAATAAGAGCTTTTGAAGTTGATTATAGCGGTATAAGACACTATGAAGAAAATTTATTGAATGAAATTATGAAAGAACATAAACCTTTATTTGATTCATTAATGAGGTTAGTTAATTAGCCACAATACAAATATAATCAGGAAGGATAGTGAAATATATGGAAAATAAAGAGTTTGATATTAAAAATTTATTTACTGAACCAAATTTTAGCGTAGATCCCCAAAAATATATTAATAGCTATAAAAAGCTTTTAAATGATATTGAAGGTTATATTAATAATCTTAAAGTAAAGATACAAAACGAAGAGGGAATTGCTGTTTTTGGGTTAACATCAGAATTAATATTAGCTGAATATCAAAAAGAACTTATAAAACAATGTATGAATAGTTTCAGCTTTTACAATAAATAACTTAAAAAATTAAGAATTAAAATTAAGGAGGTTATAAGATGCAAAAGATTAAAACATTTCCTCTTAGATTTATAGATAATTATTTAGAGGAAATAGGTAAATGTGCTAAATATAAAGGGATAAGCAAGGAAGAATTTATAAGAATAGCTATAAATGAGAAGGTTGTAGAAGTAAAGAAGGAAATAGGTGAGTAAATGAACAGAGAAATAAAAAAATTCTTAGTATTCGTTTTGATTTGTTTAATATTTAAAATTGGTAATAACATTACTAGTTATCAAATTATCCTATTATATTTTCTTTTCTCTATTTATTGTGATATATCTGATTTATTAGAAAGGAGCTGAAGAAGTGTGTTATTGTAACTGTTCTTTTGAAGAAGCTACAGGAGAATGTAAAATAAAAAACTTTACAGGTGCATTAAAACAACTTCCACATTGTCCATGCTTTATAGGTGGAAACATAGAAGATACACAAGAAGAAGGAACATATAAAAAATTGTGTAATACTGGGGAAATAGCAGTACTTCAAGATGAAATAGAAAGTAAATATTGTTAGGAGTGATATATTGAATATAAAAAATAAACCAGAAAAACATAAACAAATTTGTGAGGAACTTAATAAAATTTATAAAGCTAAGAACCATGATTATGGTGATAGTTTTGGAGAAACTTACAAGAAGTTAGGAATAATAAGTGCGGTTACAAGGATTACTGATAAAGTTAATAGGTTGCAAAGTCTATGTACTAAAGAGCAAAAAGTTAAAGATGAATCTATAAAAGATACACTTAGGGATTTGGCTAATTATAGCATTATGACTTTGATTGAAATGGAGGCGGACGAATGTTAGAAAGGATCAAAGATAATATATATCAATGGTTTTGTGAATCCTCTATTATAGATAGATTGGAAGAATTACTAGTATACAATAGTTCTGAAACATTAAGTAAATTAGGAATGAGATTATTTTGGTATAGAATGGGAGATTAAATATGGATATAAAAGAAATAGCCAAGGAAATGACTAGAGAAGAATTTTTAAATAGTGAATATATTAAAGAAATAGATAAAGAAGGATATTTTATAGAATATAAATGTGTTGATGATGAATTTAGAACAAAAAAGCATGAATGTGATTGTGAAAATAATGTACCATTTAGTTGTGAAAGATGTTGGAATAATGCTGTTAAGGATATTAAGTTTAAAGAGAAAAATAATATGGGTATAAATAAAAAAATTGAAACTATGAATAGTTTAGAGGATTTGAAAGAAATATCAAAAGAAATTACTAGAGAAGAATTTTTAAAAAAGGCTATTAATTATAATAGGTATTGTCCAGGTCAGATTAATTTAAAAGATTGTAGTAATTCTGATGATTATAGTTGTAGTACAACTCCATGTTATTCATGTTGGGAAAATGCTATTAAAGATATTAAATTTAAAGGGGAGACTTGTATGGAATTTAATTGGGATGAATTTAAAAAAGGTGAAATAGTAATTCATTGTGATACCAAAGAAAAGGCTATAAATTTTTTAGGTGAATGTAATTTACAGAATATAAAATGGGCGGATAAAGAATATATAATACCAACAAAATGTTATTTTGGACAATATGAATCAGATACTTGTTATAGATTTTTAAATAGTGATTTTATTTGTGGATTAACTTATAAAAGTTTAAAATTTTATAAAAGTTTAGATTTAAATATTATAGAATGGGAAATAGAAAAAGGAGAAAATATGCTTAATGATTTAACAACTAAGAAACTAGATTATGATAGAGAATATGATATTTTAGAAATTAAAGAGTTCCCAGAAGAAACTGAATTTATAAGTGAAGGAAAATATATTAGTAAATTGAAAGATGGTTTTTTAAAAGCTAGATATGTAGATGATATAAGTAATAGTTGGACTAAATGTTTTTTAACTAAAGAATGGTTAAATGCTAAATTTAAATTAGTTAAAAAAGATAGAAAGGTATCTTTTGAAGAAGCTATGCAAGCTTTCAGAAAAGAGATTTATTGTACTTTAGATGATGGAAAAACTAAAGTAAACTATTATATAGAAAGTAAACAAAGTCTATTATTAGATACTAATAATATTCTCGCAATAACACCAGAAGAAATATTAAACGGCGAATGGTATATTAAGGAGGATTAATTTATGTTAAAAAAACAAATTGTAGAAATGGTTTTCGATGAGGCTGAAGAATGGCAAGAAATTAAGGAACAATATGAAAGATTAGGATATAAAATAATAGATTGGAATATTGATTACAATAAAAAAGAATTTTATTTTAAAAGTATTTTAACTGAAAATAAAAAAGTAAGTTTTGAAGAAGCCATTCAAGCTTATGGGAAAGATATTTATTGTATTTGGAAAGATGATGATGGAATAGAACATAAATCAGAATATTGTATAAGAAGTGAATGGGTACAATGCATTACAGACCAAAACTGTGAGTATCTAACACCAGCCGAAATAGTAAAAGGTGATTGGTATATAAAGGAGAACTAATATGGATAAATATAAAATTATAATAAGATATAATGGCGGTAATTACTCAGAGTTTACTACAAATGAAGAAAGCAAAATGCAATTCATAAATATTTTAGAAGATAAGAATAAGAATTTAATAGAACTTATTAAAAATGAAAATGGTATAGATCTGTATATATGTAAAAATAATATATGTTGTGTGGAAGTGATTGATAATGAGAATAATATGTATAAATAATAAGGCTACTATACCAAGATTAGAATTTAAAAAAGAATATGAAATAATTAAAGAAACGGATAGAAGTTATTATATAGATACTAGATTTGGTATCTTGCCATATGCTAAAATTAGATTTTTAAAAATTATCTAAATAAAGGAGTAAAAAATTGAATATATTCATGTTAATTGTAGCGGTTGTATGTATAATATTATGTTTGCATTGGAGGAAGTGACATATGATTAAGTTAATTTTAGCATTACCTATTGTTGCAGGTATATGTTTAAGTATAGTTGCTATAGGTTGTGTTATATGGGGCAAAACAGAATACAAATATTATGATTTAGAAAGACCAAATTTAATAAAATTGGAGGAATTAAAATAATGAATAAGTGGGTAGGAATAGGTAATTTAACTAAAGACATAGATTTAAAATTTACAGAAGGTGGAACTGCAGTAGCTAATTTTACTATAGCTATAAGAAGAAACTTTAAAAATAATGGTGAATATGAAAGTGATTTTATCAATTGTGTAGCCTTTAAAAAAACAGCTGAAATATTAGGTAAATACACACATAAGGGTAGTAAGATTGGTATAGCTGGAAGAATACAAACTAGAACTTATGATAATAAAGAAGGAAACAAAGTATATATAACTGAAATAGTGGTAGATGAAGTTGAATTTTTGGAAAAAAGAGAACAGAAAGAGGAAACAAGTGTACCAGTAGATTTTGAACCTGTTAAAGGTGATGGAGACATACCTTTTTAGTCTAAAAGTACGAAATAGACGTATAAACTAAATGGAGGGTTGTTATATGAAAAGAATAGAGATTATACCTTATAAGGATTTAGATGAAAGATTTGATTTGTGTAGGCACTTAGAAAAAGAAGAAAGAAAAAAAGCTTTTAAAAGTGTATCTGATTTAGGTAATTGCTTCTACATAGAACATTTTAATATTGGTTGTTATGCTAATACAAGGGTGTGAGATATGTTCACAGAAGATGAGGTTTATTATGATGAAGTAGCCTATGACGATATTGAAGAAATGCAAGTCATAGAAGAGATAAGGATAGGGTTAATGTTGAATGAAATTAGTCCATACATTAGTAAAAAGGAACTTAAAGAATGGTTTGCCAATTTACAAATGAAGAAAAAGAACTTTTGTGAAGATATAACAGGCAATGATCTTATAGAAATAGCTAAATCGTGTGGATTGAAAATAAAGGAGTGTTGAATAATGCAAGTAACAATGACAATGGAAGAATACAAAGAATTAGAAGGGTATAAACAAAAATATATAAGTTTAACTAGAGATATTTTACCAAGTAATCACTTTATGATGAATGGTGTTGTTGATGAAGAAACTATAAGAAGTATTTCAGAAAAGTTAAGAAAACAATTAACAGGATTAAGAAGACCTATTGTTTAAAAATAATAGAGGTGGTTAAATGAAAAATATATTTGCAATATCATTGAGTACTTTAGCTTTATTACTTTCACAATATAATTATATATTTCAACGAGTTAAAAATGAGAAATATGCATTAGCTTATAGTATAACAACAACAATATTAGAGATATTTGTACTTTTGCTAACATTTACAGTTATGGCTAGATTGAATTCATTTTAATAAGGAGTGTATGATATGAGAGAGTTAAGTATAACAACAAAGATGTATTTACTAGATATAAGAAATAAATTAACTTGTGAAATAGATTTGTATAATAAAAGAATTGAACATAGCAAGCAAGAAATTCAAAACGCTAAGAAAATTATTAAAAATCATGAAGAACAAATAGAAAACATAGAAAAAGATTTTAATATAGATTTAAATAAACTATATGAAGATAATAAGGAATTAGCTAAAAGAATTATAATATAGAAGGACTAGAATTCAACTCTAGTCCCTTTTTATGCAATTTTTTAAAGTATGCTATAATATTTTTATACGATATTGACGTATAAGGTGGTGAGAAGTTGGATTTAGAATTTAAAGGGCTACAAATAGAGATTAAAGAAATAACAAAAAAAGGTATATTTAAGGGAGTTGCAAGCCCTTTTAATAATATTGATTATGGAAATGATAGGGTACTGCCTAGTGTGGCCAATAAAAATAATGGTAAAACAGTTCCTTATCTGTGGCAACATACAGTTTCTGAACCCATAGGAGAGGTTAAATTAACATCAACTAACACTGGAATAGATATAGAAGGTAAGTTGTATTTAGATACATTAGAGAATGGGAATCCTACTATCCCAAACGCTTATAAAGCTTATACCCTTATGAAGAATAATAAATTAAAAAACAGTATAGGGTATAAAACACTTGATTATGAGTATGTAACAGAAGGTAAAAAAACAATTAGAAATTTAAAAGATATAGACATAATGGAAGTTTCTGCAGTGACATTTCCTATGAACCCTAAAGCTAATATTACAGATGTAAAGGCAGAGAAAGGAGGTAATAAGGTGGATTTAAAAGAGATAGAAGAAAAACTTAATTCTATAATGGAAACTCTAAAACCACAACAGGAAGAAAAGGAATTTTCGGACAAAATAGAAGAAATGAAATCATTAATTGAAACTAAAGCAGGTGCTAAAATAAGCAAATCTAATAAAGAAAAGCTTAAATCTACTTTAAAAGCAATAAAAGAACTATTAGGAGAAGATGAAGAAGATCAGGACCAAGAAGAAGAGGAAGAACAGGAAGATAAAAAAGCTAAAGATAAAGAAGATGATAAATCTAAAGAAAAAGATAAAAAAGACCCTAAATCAGAGGAAGAAGAAGAAAAAGAGCCTAATAAGCAGAAAAAACCAAAGGATGATAAAATAGGATTAAAAGCAGATGAATTTAAAGCTTTAGAGAGTTTATATAAAAATATAGTACATAAGGAGGATAAATAGTTGGAAACATTACATACCAAAGTTGTTCCAGGAGATATAGAATTTAATTCTCCTACATCTTATAAAATAATTCATAAAAAAACTGGTAAGATTACTCAAAATATAAATATACAAAAAGGACCTGTTAAGGAAAATGGGTTAAATGGAATTTTTATTGAAGACTTAATATTAATTTGTATAAACCAATTAGAACATTTTCAAGCTAGTGAATTTAAATGTAAAGAAAATGAATCTACACTAAGGCATTTATATGATGCATTAGCTACAACTAGATCAAGACAATATGAAAGACAATTAAGAAATGTACAAGGTAAAAACTTAAAATAAAGGAGGAAGATAAATAATGGCAGAAGCAAAAGATATGATTCATGAAATAAATAACACCTTTGAACACTTAAAGGAAGCGGTAGAAAAGAAAGCTAGTGCTGAAGAAATAAATAGAATACAGGATTCATTAGATGAAATAGAATTAAAAATGCAAAGGGTTAGTTTTGGATCACATGAAACTAAACAAGAAATGACAAAAGAAGATATGGAATACAAAAGTGCATTTGATAGCTATGCTAGAACTGGTGTAGTAAATGAAACATTAGAAAAAAAGGCCATGAGTACTGACAGTAACCCTGATGGTGGTTATTTAGTAACTCCAACAATGGCTAATAAAATAATAGAAAGAGTTAGAGAAATATCCCCTATAAGACAAATAGCTAATATTGAAACTATAAGCAATAGTAATGCTTATAAAGTTCCAAAAGAAAATAATGATGATTTTAATGCTGGTTGGGTAGGAGAAAGAGAAGATAGACCTGAAACTGATACTGGTAAATTACAAATGGTTAATATACCATTACATGAACAATATGCTCAACCAGGAATAACTAGATCATTGCTAACAGATAGTGCATTTAACTGGGAGGCATATATAACAAAAAAAATATATAATAAATTTGCTAGAATGGAAGGTCAAACATTTATTAATGGCGATGGAGTTAATAAGCCAAAAGGATTTTTGTTTGAACCTGAAAAACAAGGCATTAGCATTATAGAAAAGAAACTAGATTTTGATGGTCTTATAGATCTTCAATCTGAATTATTAGAAGAATACTTAGCAGGTGCTCAATGGGTGTTGAATAGATTTACTCTTAGAGATATAAGAAAACTTAAAAATGCAAATGGAGATTATATCTGGCAGCCTTCTACACAAATTGGCGCACCTTCAACTATTCTAGAATATTCTTATAAATTAGCAACAGATATGCCTACTCCTAAAGCTGGAGCTTATAGTGTCGCTTTTGGTAATTTTAGAGATGCATATACTATAGTTGATGGAGTTGGAATGTATACTTTAAGAGATGAATATACAAAGAAACCTAACATATTATTCTATACTACTAGAAGAGTTGGTGGCGGTGTAGAAATGGAAGATGCTATCAAGATTTTAAAACAAGGTAAATAGGAGGTGCTTATAATGGCTTGTAAAGATTTATATGATTCTATAAAAATTGTTGAAGCTAAAACAGATACTGCAGTAGATACCGCTGGATTCTCTAGTATTACTTTTGCAGTAACTACAACAGGAGCAGCAACAGCAAAACTGTATGAAGGTGATACAGAAAAAGATTTAAAAGAAGTTGATAAAGATGATTATTTAGGCAATGCAATAACTGCAGATGGAGCGGGAGTATATAAAGTAGGCTATAGAGGAAACAAAAGATATGTAGCTGTAAAATTAACTGGTACAGGAACAACAGCTATAGGAATATTAGGTCATGCTGATTTAGAACCTGCTAACTAGTTAATAAAAGGAAACTGTAAAAGAGGGAAAATAATCCCTCTTTTTTATTTATGCTAAAATTTAGTCAGGAGGTGGAAACAATGAATTTATGCACTTTAGAAGAACTGAAAGAGTTCTTAAATATAGAGAAAGATAATACAAATCAAAATGATAATACATTTAAGATATACATAGAAGGAATATCTGAAACAATTATAGGAATGATAGGTAGAGATATATTTGCACAGGATTATATAGAAAAATACAAAGGTAGCAATAGTAATGCACTTATATTAAACAACTATCCTATTAATGTAATTAACACTGTAGAATATGTATTAGATGGGGAGGTCCTGAACACAGTATCTGAAGAAGAATATGATATAAATACTAAAAGCGGTATTTTATACAAAGATACTGTATGGTTTAGAACAGGTGGCAGCAGTTATATGAGTGGTAAAATAAATTTTCCTCGTAGGCATATAAGAGTTAATTATAATGCAGGATATAAAGAAGTGCCAGCGGATTTAAAACTATTAGCTTTAGAATTAATAGGCACACAATTAGGTATAGACAATAGTGAAGGAAATAAAAAGGGGTTAAAAAGTTATAGCATATCTGATGTAAGATATGAATGGAAGGATGAAATTAAACTTAATATACAACAAATATCAATTATAAATAAATATAGAGGACAAAAAATATGAGAATAAAAAAGACTGTTAAAAAGGATAATTCTAAGAAATTAAAGCAGGCAATTGAAAGAATTGAAAAAGCTAAAATAAAAATTGGTATATTTGGTGATAGTGGATCAGATATACTTATGGTGGCCAATGTAAATGAGTTTGGTTGTAATATAAATGTAACACCTAAAATGAGAATGTGGTTACATTATAATGGATTACATTTAAAAGCAACTACAACTTCTATTAAAATTCCAGAGCGAAGTTTTGTAAGGAGAACCGCTGAAGAAAAACAAAATAAAATAAATAAATTAATTCAAGATGGATTAAATGAAGTTTTTACTTTTCAAATTGATGTAGATACATTTTTAAATAGAGTAGGTCAGTATTTAGCAGATCTTATGAAAGAAACCCTTACAGAGGTTAGCTCCCCACCTAATCATTCTTTTACAATAGAAAGAAAAGGAGGAAAATCAAATCCTTTAATTAATACTGGAAGGCTAAGAGAAAGTATCACATTCAAGATAGAATAGAGGTGGTTTTATGAATATGATTCTTGATAGTTTAAAGAAAGATTTAAAAACTTATAGTATGGGAGAAGGATACTATGACAGGGAAAAAGGAGAATATAAGGAGTCTAAACCAGCAGATATTTGCTTTAAAGGTGCAATATTACCTTTATCAGAAAAAGATTTAAAGTATTTAGAAGAAGGAACCTATTCCCTGGATGATGTTAAATTATATACAGATATAGGTATAGAAAATAATTCATTTGTAACTGATATAAAAGAAAGTAAACATTATAAGATATATGGTGTTAGAGAATATAACATAATAGATTCTACTTTTAAGAGATATTACATGAAAAGAGTTGAGAAAATAAATGGTTAATATATATGATATTTGGAATACCTTTATTAAAGGTTTAAATTCCATAGATTCAAAATACCTTTTTATAAAATCTAATATGATACATAACATACCTCCATTTCCTTATGCTACTGTAGGAATATTAACCCCATATATACAAGATAAGGACGATATGCGAGGAACTATAACACATAGTTATAATGGTACTGGTATAACCATGCAGAGCGTTAAAGAACCTAAAATGAGTTTTAGCTTAACATTTTATACAGATAATTACGAAAGTGTTTTTAAATTTATGCAAGATACTGCAAATTGGCTACAAACGTATGGAAAGCAGTATTTAAATGAAAATGGTATAATATACATAGAAAGTACGAAATGGGTTGACAAATCCACAATTTTAGAAACGAACTATGTATATAAGTACGGTTTTGACGTTGTATTTAGGGTGAGTGACGTTGTGACTATGAATGTAGATAGCGTTGAAACTGTAGAAATAAATAACAAAACCACAAATGAAGTTTTAACAATAAGGAGGTAACGATATGGCTGATATAAATGTAAAATTTTCAGATGCTACTCAGGTAGTAAGTAAAGATGGCTTTGGAAAAGTCTTAATATTAGACACTGAAAGAGATAGCGATTATAAAGAATATGACATAAGCAGGAGTATAATAGAACTGCAAAAAAATTATGATCCCCAAACAGAAGTATTTAAGATAGCAAATATTATAGCAAGCCAAGACCCTAGGCCGAACAAAGTAGCTGTATTTGGAAAGAGTTTAAAAAGTTCTGAAGATAAAGTAGCAGATTTAATAGGAGAATTAAATCTACTAATAAATGAACATAACAACTGGTATAGGCTACTTTGTACCGATTTAGATGAAAAAACAATAGAGGGGCTAAGCTCCTGGTGTGAAGCAAATGAAAAAATGTTTTATACACAATTTAATACTGCAGAAATAACAGTAGATTTAACAGAAAAAAACAAGACTGTATTAGGTTTTAAGAAAGAAAGAAACAATGAAAGACTAGACGCTGGAATGATAGGATTAGCACTTACTAGAATACCAGGGAGTTTCACATTTAAATTTAAGAATATAAAAGGCCTAACGGCTGATATTATACCTGATTCAGAGCTACAAGCAATAAAAAGCAAAAATATGAATGCTTATTATAAAAAATTTGATGTGCAGGATCTAGGAACTGCTCAATTAGATGATGGTAAAGTAGCTAGTGGTATGTATATAGATCAAGTGGAAAGTCGAGATTGGGTAAAGTTCCGCATAGAAAATGAAATAGCTAAATTATTAATGACAACCGAAAAAATTTCTTATGATAATTTAGGTATACAAATGGTAGTAGCTGCAGTAAATGTAGCTTTAAATGATGCCGCAAAAAATAAAATTATACTAAAGAATGATGATGGTGTACCTCAGTTTTCGGTTACTTACCAAACATTAGACAAAATACATATAGATGATAGAAAGGCAAGAAGGTTAACGGGCATAGAGTTTCTATATGTAGAGGCTGGTGCAATACATGAAGTTGGTGTAACCGGTTCAGTTGTATTAAATCTTTAGAGGAGGTGCTTTAATTGATTAAACCATATAACCCCGAGTTAGTTAATTTAATACTTACACATAGTAGAGGAACACACTATGTTACGGGATTTAGCAATGGTAGTGAAATTGCATGCGAAAGAGAAAGCGACAAATATGTTAAACATACCGGTATGAAGGGAGATACTACATTCGCCAGAAGTTTGGATAAATCTGGAACTATAACGTTTAGTTTAAAACATGATAGTCCAAGCAATAAGCTACTTTATACTCTAAGCGAGGGCGATACAACCTTTGATACACAACTAGTTGATGGTAATGATGTTTCTAAGTCCAAAGCAGGAGGTACAGAATGTGTAATTATGAAGCCTGCCAATCTGACAAGAGGGTCTGAAATAGCAGAACAGGAATGGGTAATAGCTGTTCCTGCATTAGATATGAAATATGAATAAAAAAGGTAGGTTAATATGGCTGTTGATGTGAAAGAGTTTGAAATTAAGTATTTATTATCACATAATACGATTGCACATGAATGTAAATGCATCATTCCTGTAGCAAAATTCAACAAAGAAATAAATGAGATAGATGCTTTTAATATATTTTTCTTAAATTTTAATAAAGATCTATTTAGGAATCAAGATACTAAATTTGAACTTGTTTCTGTGAAAGAAATATAAAGAGTTGAAAGGGGAATAATCGCATGAGTATGAATGCAGATTTTCAAGTAATATTAAAAAAGGAAAATGATAAAGGAGAAATAGTAGAAACTCCATTAACTATTACAAGCCAATCGATGAATCCTGCAAGGATGATTGACTTGCATTGTGAATGTATAGGAAAAAATGGCCAAACACTAGTAGGAACCTTTGTTGAAAGAGCTGTTGAAGAAGGTCTAGTCGTTTCACCTAAGAACCTAATAGAACAAATAAATGAAACAGAAAACGTAATTGAGCTATATGCTCAAATAATGAAGGAGTTAGCGGAATTTTCCGACAATCCCAAGCGCTATAGACTTGCTAAAGAAACAAGCAAACTTAAAGATAAGCAACAAAGTAATAAGTGATGTAAATTTGTGGGAATTAGTATTTAACTCAAAGCAATACAAGATGGAAGATTTAGAAGCCATGAGTGATGAGGGATTGTACGAAACAGTAGAAGCTTATAAGCAATGGCGAGATTCTAATACAATTAAAGAATAAAAAAATCTTAATGGGAAGTGGCTATTTGCCATTTCCCTTTTTTAATATAGGAGGTGTATAAATGGCTGGTTTAAAGGAATTAACTTATGTGGTATCTTTTGAAAGTAAAGATTCGGCATTATCTTCAGTTCTTAACAAAGAAAAACAAATAGATTCTGGATTTGAGAAGATAACACAAAGTTCTACTAAGGCTGCAAATTCTTTTAGCAAAATAGCGCAAAGTAGTGCCAGTGTTGGAACTATAGTCGGGAATATAGCAAAAGCATCTCAAGGAATGGGCTATCAGTTTGAAAAAAGTAACGAAGAAGCTAAAAGTATTAAAGAAAGACTTATAGGAGTTGCACAAGCGAGTTTAAATTTAAATCAAAACTTTAATGGAGTAAATACTCAATTAAGTTCAGCATCATCACATTATGCTAAATTGAGAGAAGAGGCCAGAGCAACAGCAGTAGGCCAAACAACAATGGTTAACGAATTAAGTAGAGCTACCTCTCATTATTCTAAGCTTAGAGAAGAAAGTAATCAAATTAAAGCCTCTACAGCTAGCACTAACAGTGAATTAAGTAAGGCAACTTCTTATTACGCTAAAATGAAAGAAGAAACTAAGCAGACTAGCACCGGATACTCAACAATAAACAATGAATTAAGAAAAGCAAGTTCTTACTATGCTAAAAATACAGAGAAAACTACAAAAATAAAGAAAGATGTTAAAGATCTTGCGGATGCTTATAGGGATACTAATGGAAAAATAAGATATGCCAATGGTGATTTAGTAAAAATGCAAGAATTAACAAGAGCCGCAAGAAAAGAAGCGAGGGGACTTAAAAGTGAAACCCAAGAGGTTGAGAAAAACACCAAGGGAATGAGCGGGGGCATAGGTAAAATAGCCAAAATAGCAGCAGGAGCTTTTACCGTAAAAAAAGTTTTTGATTTAGGTAAAGCAATGATGACAACATATGCTGAATTTGAGCAAGGAATGGCTAACGTTCATGCTACAATGGGTAAAATAAGTAATGATGATTACGAAACTCTTAGAAACGCTGCTATGAAAGCAGGAGAAACAACTAGGTATTCTTCAACACAAGCGGCAGAGGCATTAAACTATATGGCGTTAGCAGGATGGGACGCTAACCAATCAGCCGGAGCATTACCAACAGTATTAAACCTAGCGGCAGCAGGAGCTATGGATATACAAATGGCTTCTGACTTAGTCACAGATTCAATGTCAGCTTTAGGTCTTAAATTCAAGGACTTAGAAGGATTTTCAGACCAAATGGCACGTACTTCACAAAAGAGTAATACTAATGTTCAACAACTAGGTGAAGCTATATTAACAGTTGGTGCGGTTGCTAAAGATGCGGGGCTTGATACAATAGGATTGAACACCGAACTAGGTATTCTAGCGGATTCAGGCTATAAAGGTGCTAAGGGTGGTACAGCACTAAGAAACGTACTACTTAACTTAACCTCACCTCAAAAAAATGTTGCTGACAAGCTAAAGGAATTAGGAGTAGCTACAGCTGATAGCAATGGTAAAATAAGGCCTCTTAATTCAATACTTATAGATTTAAAGAAAAGTATGTCTGGCATGACTGAAGCACAACAACAACAAATAAAAGCGTTAATCGGTGGTAAAGAAAACGTTGCAGGACTTTCAATACTATTGGATGGAGCTGGGGAAAAGTACGACACATTATCCGCTAAGATTAAAGATTCTAACGGTGCATCTAAGGAAATGGCTGATGTTCAAAACAACACTGTATCTGGTGCGCTAGATATGCTTAAAAACAAATTAAGCAATGCAATGATAGAGCTTGTAAATAACCAAAATGCAGGCGAAGGGTTTAAAGATGCCTTAGTGTCTATTAGTAACCATATACCACAATTACTAAACGATCTAGAGTGGTTTATGAATAAGTTTGGAGAAGTGGCCCAATTTGTTGTAGAAAATAAAGATATAATAGTACCTGCTATCGCCGGAATAGTAACTAGTGTAATAACCATGAAAATAATTCAAACAGTAGTTGATTTATATGGCAAATGGAAGAAAGCAACGGAGTTAATGACAGGCGCACAAGCAGCGTTAAATGTTGTATTAAACTTAAACCCAATAGGCCTTGTTATAACTCTTGTAGCTGGATTAGTTGCAGGACTAATAGTATTATATAATAAAAGTGAAACAGCTAGATACTACATGGATTTATTCTTCAATGGACTTAAAAATGTTGGTATCGCTGCCTTGAATGTAGTAATAGATAAAATAAATTATTTTATTAGCAAAATAAATATGCTAATAGATTTAATTAACAAAATACCATCAGTAAATGTACCTAACATTCCAGAATTAGATCATCTTGCACCATCCGCGGGTCCGAAAAAACCTGATACCAAGGGCATAGGAAAGGGTTCTACTAGCGTAACAGCAGCAGGTAGAGGTGGAAAGATCATTCAAAAATTAGCAACTGGTACAAAAAACGCTATTGGTGGGCGTACACTGGTTGGAGAAAATGGTCCTGAAATATTAAATCTAAATAGGGGGGACGAGATAACACCAGCTAATACCACCAGAAGATTACTTAATCAAGGTAATAGAGGTAGTACACCTAATGTCAACATAAATATAAATATAAGTGATAGTGGCAATCCAAGAGCAACAGGAAAGGCTGTAGCAGAAATAGTTAGAGAAGAACTAGCTAGTATATTCAACACTACTAGTATGCAATTAAGTTATACAGATATAGGATAATATTGTATTGAATTTATTTATATGTTAATATTTAGATGAAATAGCGACTTGAGGAGGTAGAAAATGGGGGTATTTTCTAAATTAAAAGAAAACAAAGATAAAAAGAATCTAAAACTAACAGAGTTCAATAAAGACAATGAAAAGTATGGTAGTCAAATAAGAAGTACAAAAACTTCATATCTAGGTGGACATATAGATTTTAATTGTGGTATTCCAATTCATGGGACTATAGATATCTATGAAAAAGGTATTGTTTTTGTTCCTTCTGTTAAATCATATAAATTTGTAGGTTTTTCAATTCCATTCCAGGATATAATTAATGTAGAATATAAAAATGAAAAAGATATAGAAAAAGATGTAACTATGACAAGATTATTTTTATTAGGTATATATGCATTTGGAGCTAAAAAGAAAAAAGTAGAAAATCACGATTATTTAATATTGACTTGTAATCAAAATGGTATAGAAAATAAAATCATATTTGAATCATTAAATGCTACTGTATTGGTAAGTGATATATTAAAAGCTAGAAGAGATTCTGGCATAATATCAAGTAATACTATTACTGATAAGCAAGATAATATACAAGATAACATATTAGAAAAAATTAAAAAATTAGGAGAATTAAAAGATTTAGGCGTATTAACTGAAGAAGAATTTAGTAAAAAGAAAACTGAATTATTGGCAAAAGTATAGCTTAAAAAGTCCTTTTCAAAGGGCTTTTTTATTTTATGCTAAAATCTAGTTAGGAGGTGTGAAAATGCCGAATTTATGCAAGTTAGGTGATGTATATCTTACAGTTGTAAAAGAGGAACAAATAAGTTTTTCTAATAGTATAACTGAAAGAAATGTGGAAGATGGTGCCATAATAACGGATCACGCAAAAAAGAACATGATTGGAATACAAATTAGTGGATATATATTTGACAATAAAGAATACCCAGAAGCTACAATAAATCAATTGAGAAGATATTCAGTTAACAGAACGGTATTGAAATATTACGGTGTTAATAATTGGCGAAGTTGCATAATGGAAAACTTTGATTTTACACATTCTGCCAGCATAGGTAATGGAATAGAGTTTTCCATTAAACTCAGGGAAATTGGAATTATCCAAAAGACATATGTAAGTATTAATGCTGGTAAACTTAATATTCCTAATATAGAAGCTTTGAAAGAACAATTAGAAGAAAAAAAGCAAGCTAAAGAAGAAGCTAAAAAGGCTAAGTTGGAAGCTAAAAAAAACAAAGGTAAACAAGCTAAGAAATAGAAAGGGGTTACAATATGGAAATACCTATTTATAAAAATGATTTGCCGTATACCTTTCAAATGGAGTTTGATGGTAAAAATTATGTTATAGATATTGAATATAATTTAACCTTTGATTTTATAACCATGTCACTTTCTCATGAAGATAAAGTACTGGTATCTGGCGAAAAACTTATATTAAATCAACCGTTGTTCCAATGTGCTGTAGATGATGAAGGAAACAAAGATCCTAATTTTCCTAGTGTAGATATAATTCCAACATCATGCGATAAAACGGTTCAAAGGGTTGGTTTTGATGAATTTGGAGACATAGTAATACTAGAAATAAAAGAGGTGAGTAATAATGCCTAGAAGCGGAGATGTTATTCTAAGTGATTACTGGCAAAGGAAAATAGAGGTTGTAATAGGCACTAGACGATACACTAGCCCAGACTTTGACATTGAATTTAAAATATCATTTGATACAGAACCCATACCAAATGAAGGTGAAATAATTATGTACAACTTAAATAAAGACAGCCTAAACAATATAGTAAGAGGTCATAGCATTGTAGTTAATGCAGGATATGGAGAAGATATAGGTGTTGTCATAAGTGGAGTTATTGTATCTGTTAGAACTAAGCCTGAAGGATTAGACAAAATTACAACTATAAAAACATTAGATGTACCTAATCAAATGCTACGTAAAAAGATTAATTATACATACAAAGGAAACCCAAGTGCGGAACATATAATAAGGGATGTGTTGCATTATGCTGGTGGAACTAAGCCGAATGTATTGCAATTAAGAAATAAAAAAAATTATCCAAGAGGATATACTGCCCGTGGAACGTGCTTAGATGTGATTAATAGAATAGCAAATAATTGCGGGTCCAGATTATCCATTCATAATAACACTATAAATATACTAATGGCCCATAAGAACACAGAAATGGCATATGTAATAGGTAGCAGAGAAGGTTTATTATCTGTAGAACCTATCGACGAAGAGGATAATCCCGCTACGCATAAAGTGGAATGTTTGTTAAACCATGCATTAGCACCATATAGCTTAGTACAAATGAGAGGCTTAACACTTAACGGAAATATGATGGTTATAAAAGGAGAACATGATGGTTCAAGCTTTACTACAAAATTGGAGGTGCGACCAGTTTAATGAAAGAAATAGTTAGAACATTTCAAATGATTAAACAGAATTTAAAAGAAGAAATAGTCTGTTCTTTACTGGGTAGAATAAATGCGGTGAACCCTGATGAAACCGTAGACGTTGAAATAATGCATACAGACAATGAGACAAAAGAACCGCTCTCAGTGATGCCGAATATACCATTAATTAATATATGTTTCGGTAATTTATCAATACAAGGTGTGCCGCAGATTGGGCAGTGGGTACTAGTTACTGTTATAGACTATGATATAGATAATATAATGTTAGGTTCTACACTTAAAAACAATGCTAGTGAACGTATGCACAATTTAAATGATGCTATGGCTATACCAATAGGATTTAAAACATTAAACGGTGGCGAAATAAGAGTAGGGAATACAAAAGCTTCAATAACAATAAATGACAAAGGCGAAATAAATATAGATACCCCCAAAATGACAATTGGAGGTTCGGGAGCTCCACACCCAGTTATTTACGCTGATGGTGATAGTTATAAACAATCAACAAACTTATATGTGAGGTGATTAAATGAATAGTCTTAAATTTAATAATGGTGACTTAGAATTTGTAAGCAAAAGAGCTGTTATTGTAAATGGATTAGATCAGAAAATACAGAAAACAGCTGGATTATTGTATATTGTTTCAGGAGAAATGTTTTTCGATTCTACTATGGGCATGGATAGAGAACTATTATTAGATATAAAATTAAAAAATACACCTATAGAAAAGAAAAAGTTTGCTGTAACTGATGCTTTATTACAAGACAATACAGTATCAAAAGTTGATGACATTATAATAGATTATGATAGAATCAACAGAAAAACGCTAATTAGTGTAAGATATAAATATAAAGAATACGAAGATAAAATACAGTTAGGGGGGATAAAAATAAATGAGTAAATTCGGAATCACCCCAGAGGGATATAAAAGAAAAACATATCAGGATTTAATCAAAGAAGTAGAAAAACGTTTAAAGGCCGAAGATTATTTCGGCGAAAATATTGACTTCTCAGACCAAGACCCTTTAAAGCATTTTACTGCTCCAATAATGTATATTGTATCAGATTTATGGGAGATATTAGAACAAAATTTTTACAATGCATCGCCCAGATATGCCGAAGGTAATCAATTATCAGATAAGGGTATGTATATTGGAATAGCTCGTAAACAAGCAAGTAAAGCTATTGGTCAAGAAACTTTTTACGGAGAAAAAGGAACAGTTATTTACAAAGGTTTTAAAGTAGCAACTAAAAGCGGTGCTGTATTTGAAACTACAAGGGAAGGAATTATATCAGAAAGTGGTTCTATCACATTAGACGTTATGGCTATGACAGCAGGAGCTAGTGGAAACACTCCCGCGGGTACAATAACTCTAATAGTTAATCCTATCATAGGGCTTACTTCAGTTACTAATGAAAAGGATACTATTAAAGGTCAAGACAAAGAAAGTGATACAGAGTTTAGAGAACGTTATAAGGCTTCAGTGAGCATTAGAAATACAAATGTATATGACAGCATTATGGCTAACGTGTTAAGGGTAACAGGAGTTTCCAGTGTTCATATAAAAGAGAATGACACAATGCAGGTTGTAAATGGCATACCAGAAAAAAGCTTCAGAGTGCTAGTGGTCGGCGGTGATGATAAAGAGATAGCGCAGGCTATATTTGACAAGAAGCCTGGAGGAATACAAGCTTGCGGTTCTAAATATATTGGTATCAAGGATAGTATGGGTGAAATTCACCCGATAGGAATTACACGACCGGAATATATTAAGATTAATGCTAAAATAACTATAAAAACTAACAAAGATTACCCGATCCAAGGAAATAAGATTATTGAAAATTTAACATCTAATGCTATCAATGAATTTGGATTAGGGAAAAATGTTACTTTATTTAAATTGTTTTCTGTAATAGGGTCTGCTAATTTAGAGGGAATAGAAGATATTAAAGTAGAAATAGGAAAAGTCGGTGAACCGCTAACTGAGAAGAATATAGTTATAGGAGAGGAAGAGGTAGCCATTTCTAATGATATCGAGGTGATAAGCAATGGCGAATAATGAATCTGATACTTTAGAGAGAATGTACGAACTATTACCGTACTATATGAAAAAGCATAATAACCATATTTATTACAAAGCTTTATCTATAATTCAAGATGAAATAATATCACAAGCTGTAGATATTATGAAACAAAGAAATCTAAACAAAGCAAAAGGATTTGCTTTAGATATAATAGGCGATATAGTTGCCTTACCGAGAAATATGTTGTCAGATGAAGAATATAGAAAAATGATTAAACTTCAAATAATCATTAATAATTCTACTGGCACAATTGAGAATATAAACAATATTTGTAAAACATTTTTAGGGTTAGATATATACATAGGTATGAAGGAAGGATGGAATGACGTTGTTACAGATAATGAACCCGCTCTTATTAGAATACTTCTAAGAGCTGAAGAATTTCACAATGACAAGATAATAGTCGATAAAAGATACAACGTCACAGGTGCTACAGAGACATCCTCATTAAACCAAATGGGTATAGCGCTGGACGCAGATAGAATTAAAAATCAGGAAGATTATATCCCTGATACAACTCGTGCATTAACAATTGTTCCATTTCTAAAAAAAACATTTCCCATAGGTGTTAGATACCAATACGGAGTTAATTTCAAAACAAATGTAATCAGGGTAAATACAGAAAGCAATTTAAAATGGCGAAGTTCACAGAATAAAACTATCGTTAAGAGTGTAAGAAATTTAAACATTAAAAGACAACAAAATATAAAGATAAACAATGAATTTAGATTCAATATGACAAGCGGTGAAAAGATTGCTATAAAATCAAATGGCCCTAAATATACTAGATATTCATTATTACAAACTGGAACAGCCCAAACCAGCCGAGCTATGGGAATTGTACTATAATTTTAATATATGGAGGTTGATTAAATGACTAATGAAGGATTAAATAGAATTTGCAAAATATTTTTAGCAGATATAAAACATTTATCATATAAGCAAGATGGTGTTGACAAAACAAAAACAGTTTATAAACATGAAATTAAAAACAATATAATTAAGTTGTATTTTAAAGTAGATAGAAACGAGATAGGAGAGTTTACGGAGTTTAAAGTATTGGCACAGGATGACACTGTGTACGAATCCAAAGAACTATCTTTTAAGAAAGCTAACGATGAAATTATTGTTGAATATCCATTCCAATTTGCAGAGGGTGGATTAATAGAAACACCAGAAGTACCAGAAGAAGCAGAGGATTTAAAAACCTCTAAAGATGTAGAGGAGGCGTTAAAATAATGGCTACTACAATTTATAAAAAGATTAATTTCGTTGATAGGTTGGATAATAAACCTACCACGTATCTAATAGATGGTAAAGAAGCGAAGATTGTCAAAGATGATTCTGGCGTAGTAACACACGGTACGAATCTAGACCAAGAAAACCTTGACCATGTCGAAAATGGTATACTTCAAAATTCTAGAGATATATCAATGCTAGACAGATTAATAGAAACCAATATCGGAGAAACCACTAAAGAAATAACCGAATTACGATTAAAAGATGAAGAACAACAACAATCCATTGATAAGATGATAGAACGATTGACATTCATGAGCTGTAAGAGAGAATCTAAACAAGGGAAATACTATACTCAAATTAGATGGTATAGAAAAGACAAAACGTTATATGCATATTCTACGTTATACCAAGATTCCACTAGTACAAATGAGTACATCCCAAAGAGTATGGAAATATTCTTTTATAGCAATAATGGCTCTACTATAAAAGAGAGGACTAAATTTGATTTAATATTCAACTCCGAAGATGGAGATTTAATAGAAATGAGGTTGGTATAATGTTTAATTTTCAAATGGATAATATATTAAGCTTACATGGCTTGATAGGCGAGAGCAAGACAGAAGGTATTACACCATTAGGCAAATTTAAAACCAAACCATATACATCCATACCATTAGAGATTGTTCAAACTAATATCGGAAGTGACAAAAGCAACATAGCAATAAATAATAAAGGTATATTAATGCATCAACATAGTGATAACGGAGTGTATTGGAAGAGTTTCGGAAGTTCTCAACTCACAAAAAGACATGATGTATCAGACTTGGATTGGGACTTTGACGTTTGTCAATTATATCCTACAATTGAAGGTTTTGTTGGCATATATAAGAATAATACATCTACAAAAACATTGGCTTGGTATACTATTATAGAATATACGGATGAGGGGTATTTATATAAAAAACACGAGGTTTCAATTCCACAAGACGCTACAGGGAGTGGAGGCGCATATATACACAAGGTGGTGCAAGACCCGATAACCAAACAATTTGTTTTTATATTTAGTTCTTTCGCAACCACAGCTACTTATTTGCTGGTTATGGACGAAACACTAACTAGCCGTATTAAATCTACTTTTGTAGAAGAAAAATACAGTATTGTAACAAAACTTAGAGAATACATGGCGTACGACGGATGGCTATATGGCGCTTCCGCTAGCAATTCATCTAATTATTGCAAAATGAAATATAACTCTAGCGAAGAGGTATCAAAAAGTTTCCATAATTTTTACTCATCATATGCCAATGCTACAGTTACAGACCCCGAAATAGGTTTAATGTATTGTATAGTTGATGGAGATGTTAGGAATGTTAATAATGGTGTTGTTTTTGCAGATGTTCCACGATTATCAAGTGATGGTTCAGAGCATTTGACGTGTGCGAGTATGTCTCCTAACCCTAAAAACGGATTTATTATTGGAAGTTATCGAAAAAGAATATTTGAAGTTTATTTTAAAGTACCAAAATTAACAAGTAGTGATTCTTTCCCTTATCCAGAATGTAGGATAATTACTGAATTCAATTTCCCTCGTAGTTACGACAACTCAAAATGTTTTTTATCGTATGACAGTAAAACATGTGTGATTATATCTTATGACCAAGATAGAAGTGGTATTACTGGTCACACAACACAAGTATATGGGAGGTAATAATATGTTTGTTTATGATACTGGGAGTGGTTATGCAATGTGTGCATCACCGTTAAATAAAGAATATGGACTTAAAAAAGATAATGGAAATTTATATACTAAAAAAGAGCTATTAGAGTTTGGCTTTTTCATTGATGATATACCAGACAAACCACAAAGCCCTCAATATGAATACATCATGAAAGTAGATTTTGATGCTGAAATAGTATATTACGATAAAATACCTATTAAATCTATAGTTGGCGAAGATACCAAAGTAGATTTTCTTACAAAAGAGTTAGCTAATAGCAAGCTGGAAACTATGAAATTAAAGAGTTTGCTAAAATTGAACTCAGAAGAAATAGCAAAAACTAAAATAGAAGTAATGCAGTTAAAAGGGGGTATTAAATAATGAGTTTCTGGGAAATGGCATATAACATAGGTGCTATAGATAAAGAATTATTAGCACAGGCAGTAATAACAAAAAAGAACCCTTACGGTGACATTACACCAGAGCAATTTGAGGAAATATGTGGGGACGAGTTTACAGGGGTACTAGAATAGATAACATATACTAAGCAAATTTATAATTAACAATATGTAAATATGGAGGAGCTTATGGAAAAAAATTTAGTTAAAGTTACAGATAAAGATTTAATAATATTCTTAATTAATTATGGTTTAAAAATTGAAGATATAAAAAAGGACCCAAATAGAAATAGAAGCTTAGTGTTCTTTAAAAATACAGAAGAATTTAGAAAGGCAACTCTTGAATATGGAAATAAAACATTAGAAATAAATGTTGCAGATTATATAGCAGCGGAAAAACGAATAAAAACATTATTACATATCCAAAAACAATAATTTTTATAACTTTCAACTTTCAGCTATCAACTTTCAACTAATAAATTTGGTTGAAAGAAGGATATGAATGAAAAAAATAAAATTACTAAGTTTATTTAGTGGAATAGGAGCTTTTGAAAAAGCCTTATCTAATATAAACCAAGATTATGAAATAGTTAATTATTGTGAAATTGACAAGTTTGCTAGTTATGCTTATAGCATTTTGCATGATGTAGATGAGAATTTAAATTTAGGTGATATATCTAAAGTTAATCCAGACACATTAAAAAATTTCGATTTATTAACATATGGTTTCCCATGCCAAGATATTTCTAGAGCCGGGAAGATGAAAGGTATTATAAAAGGGGAAACTAGATCGGGTCTTTTATATGAAGCGCTTAGAATAATAAAAGATAAAAAACCTTCTTATGCTATAGCTGAAAATGTTAAAAATCTAGTAAGTAAAATGTTTATAGAGGACTTTAAACTGATGCTTAAAGAACTTGATGAACTAGGATATAATTCATATTGGAAAATACTAAATGGGAAAGATTATGGAGCCCCACAGGCAAGAGAAAGAGTTTTTATAGTAAGCATTAGGAAAGATATAGATACTAATAAATTTGAGTTTCCAGAGCCTATGGAAGAATTAAATTCTATAAATAGTATTTTAGATAAAAGCATAGATACTAAATATTACTACAGTAATAAATATATTACTGAATTTATAAAATACATAGACCGAAAAGTTTTAGGAGATAATATTCAAACTAAAACTGGACTTTTCAAAGTAGGTCAAATTAACGATCCTAATGCGTTAGATATGAATAAAAGAGTGTTTTCAACACAAGGTGTTTGTCCTACTATACTTACAGGTTCTAATAGTATTCCTAGAATTATAGAATACAAAGTAAGGAAACTAACACCAAACGAATGTTGGAAGGCAACAGGATTCACGGAAAATGATTATATTAAAGTTAAAAATGCTTTAATCAATAAATTTTACAAAGGTACTGATAAAACAAACACACAAATGTATAAAATGGCCGGTAATAGTATTGTTGTACCTGTCTTAGAAAATATATTAAAAGAATTGTTTAAATCCCAAAAATAGAAACATATTTAAATCTTAAAAATGAAAGAGGGCAAAAAACCCTCTTTTTGAATTTTTTGTTATAATTTAAATAGACATTGGAGGTGGTAAAGTTTGTATGAAAAAACTTAATAAAAAACTAAAAGCCACAAATGCTATAGTTTTTTTTATTATTGTAATTTCAATTCTTCTAGGAATTTTTATTGGGATACAAATAAATGAATATAAAGGAATACATAAAATAAAAAATATTAAGGAAAGTAGGTGCCTAAATGCCTTATGAATTGTTAATGAAATGGGGAATATCAGGTGCTTTAATACTTATATTAGCATTTCTTATTAAAGCTAATACAGACAGAGAAGTTAAAGCTACCCAAGAACATAAAGAATTTGTAAATCAAATAATACAACAGAGTAAAGAAGAAAAAGCACTGTTAGTACAACAAATAGATAAATATAATACTAGCTTACAGGCAAATACAGAACAACTTCGTGAAATTTCGGAAAATATAAAATCAATACCTAAGATGCAAGAAGATATTAATTATTTAAAAACTATTATTAAGTAAAGGAGGTAATAAGATGGCTATATATGCAATAGATTGTGGACATACTTTATCTGGTTCAGATTATGGAGCAGTAGGAATAAAGGCAGAATCTAATTTGACTAGAGAAGTAGGTAAAAGAGTAATAAGTAAATTAAAAGCTATGAGAAACACTGTTGTTGACTGCACATTAGATAGTTGTAGCAGTTTAAATCAAAGTTTAGCCTATAGGGTAAATAAGGCAAATAATTATAACTTGGATTTATTTGTAAGTATACATTTTAATTGTTTTAATGGATCAGCCCATGGAACCGAAGTATTTACATATGGTGGAAAAAGCTTTACAGAAGCTAATAGAGTATTAAATAATTTAGCTAGTTTAGGCTTTACTAATAGGGGAATAAAAGATGGTAGTAACTTATATGTTCTTAGACATACAAAAGCTAAAGCCATGCTTGTAGAAGTATGCTTTTGTGATAATAGGACAGATATGAATATATATATGGCCGAAAAATGTGCCAATGCTATCGTAGAAGGTATAACAGGTAAAAAGGTTGTAGTCCCACAACCACCAAAACCACCAGCACCTAAATACCCAGATATAGACCATTCTCTACCTAATTTTGAAGGTATAATACCTTTTGGTAATTTTGGATTTATTCAAGCATTACCTAATCGTGGTAGGTTCGATATACATTTAGATAGACATAATTATATAATTATGCAAGACGATGCTAAAGAAGGAAATCACATAACAATTAGAACTAGAACAGGTGGATCTAAAAGATTATTATAGGAGGTATTTATATGAGTGAACAATTAATAAAAATATTAATAGAATCTTTATCAAGTATATTAATGGTGGTTATTACATACCTAGCTACTGTTGTTATAAATTATTTTAAGCAAAAGAGAGAAATGTTAATAAAACAGATGGGTAAAGATCAATACAATATGTACTATGATATTGCTAAAAGTATTTTTTATGCAGTAGAACAACAATATAGATTTATGCCTGACGCCGGCAAAGAAAAGGCTATGTTATTTGATAAAAAATTACTAGAAAAAATACCTGGATTAAAACAAGAAGATATGGACCATTTAAGAGAAGCTGTTGTAGGAGAAATAAATGTGCAGCTACAGCAAAGTCAAATACTAGAGAAAGCGCCAGAATTTAATCCTGAATTTGAATTATCAGATCCCGCTACTATAAATATAAAATAATACATTGCATTATTTCTGCAATATTATTTTAATAATATATTTGCAATATAAAAATAACCCCAGTATTTCTGGGGTTTAATCATCGGCTAGAAGAAGATCATCAAAATCTAAATTTTCTTCTAGCTTTTTATTATTAAAATTTTCTTCTACTTTGTCTTTATCTATTATTAAATCATTATCTATAAGTTCTTTAATTCTTTTATCTATAAGTTCTATTATTTTATCTTTATCAAACTCATTATTTATTTTATTCTTATTTTTTTCATAGAATCTAATAGCGTCACAAATATAATCATTTTGTACAAAAGCAGTATCCTTTTTCTTATCTTCCAAAAGAGTGTGTATATCTTCATTTTTTTTTGAAAAAGACAAAGTAACAGCCTTTTGTTTTCCACCTGGCATTATGCTAATACTCCTTTACTTATTGTATTTTGCACAAGCTATTTTGTACAATCCTTCTGCAGTAGTCCATTGTGAGTTTGTAGGTATTGTTGCATTAGGAAATTTATTTACTATTGTTTCTTTTAACTTTTGTGTAGTTCCACCTACAAAAACAATGCCATCATATTGGTCTAAATGATACCCTCTACCGCCTATTATTTCTAATGCTTTGTCAAAAAACTCTGTTTTAGCTTCTGTTACCTTACTTGCACTTTCTGCATCTACATTGCCTAATTTTGTTGCATATCCATTTTCCAATGCCTGCTCTGCCTGATTATAAGGAACTAAATTACCTTTATTAATTGCTGTTAATTTATCTTGTACCAATAATGTTAATGCATTTACTCCATGTTCTTCTATAAACCTTCCTGATTGTTTACAAACTCCATTTTGATATAAACTAAATCCCATATTTAATCCACCAAAATCAACTATAGCGATATTTTTATTTTTAAATGTTTCTGGCTCTAAATATAATATTCCAGATCCTTCTGCTTTAATTGTTACATCATCTATTATAAAGTTGTATTCTTTATCATTTACTTTTATATTTATTTCTTCAGAACCTTTTATAAATTCCTTATATTCTTCTTTAGCTTCTTGAACTTTTAATACACTAAGCGGACATGCTAATACTAACTTTATATTATTGTCTTTTGTATTAGGTTCTAAATATTCTGTTATAGCTGTATATGCTGCTAGTTTATGTAACATATTTGTTTTACTAGTTTCATTACTTTTATTTTCGCCTTGCTCACCAATAATGTATTCTTTATTACCTAATGTAACCTTATAGCTATTTCCTTCTAAATCTATATATCCTTTATCCATATCATACATTTTTGTTCTAAAGCTTACTCTTTTAATGTTTTCTGCGGTTCCATTTGCGGATCTACCTATAGCCTTAGTATCAAATTTACCAACATCTAGTGTTATTACATATTCATTCATAATAAACCTCCTGTGCAATATTATACCTAAATTATACCTAAAACACATGGATAAGTCAAGGCAATATATGTAAGGATTTTACATTTAATTCCTATTTCAAATTTATCTATACCTAAACATTATATAAATCTTAGGTATATTATTTCCTGTACTTTTTAGCAAATTCTAATAATGCAGCACTTAAAAGATCTTGTTTTTTATATCCTTTATATTGTTCGCAAGTCTTTTGAAACTCTATATATGCACTTTCATAGCACCTTAAAGAATGTGTAGATATAGCTCCACCCAATTCTTTTGCATTTAAATTTATTTCTATTGTTTCTACATCTATTACTCTTTCTTCTAAACTACTTTTGTTTTTATACCACTTTACCATTTCTAATAAAACAGGCATTATTTCAGTTAATGTATTTTGCATTATATTTGCATTATTAATATTATCTTGCTTTTGCAATGTAATCTCTTTTGGCTTTATAACTTCTTCTACATTTGCATTATCTTTGCAATATTTATGCAATATCTCGTTGTATTTATAACCTTCCTTACTAAATCTACCGCCTATTGTAGACCGTGCTATTCCAATACTCTTACATGATTTGGTTAAAGTGTATCCTTCTTCTAATAAATTATTTATATATTGTATTTGTTGCTCTATCTTTAGATTATTAAACTCTTGCTTTTGCATTATCCCCATATCGGCACCTCATTACAAAAATAATATTATAATAATATTACTTCTATATTGCTTTTAAATACCCTTGTGATAATATAAAAAAGAAGTATACATGGATATACAAATAAACTTATGTTATCCTCTTTACTTCTTTACATATGCATATATTTATTGTAAAATTTAAATAATAAACAGTGAATTTATCGAATTTAAATAAAATATATCCAAAAAATCAGAAATCCGCATCAATCTTCCAGTCGGCAAACTTGAGATTAATACGGACACACAAAAGGTGTTACCTTTTTATTAACTATTATATGATTATAATTATAAGATATTCATATAAAATAGTCAATATTAAATTTAAGGAAATACCTCTTATTTGTGTAATTCATTTTTGGATACATAGATGGGGGTTTTTATTATGGAAAAAATAAAAGTTGAAGAATTATTATTTACTGATGAACCTATAGTCATAAATAGAAAATTAGCTAAATGTTTAGGTCTAAAAGAAGCCGTTATATTCCAACAAATACATTATTGGCTTAAACACAATGAAAAGACAAAGCAAAATTTTAAAGAAGGTAAATATTGGACTTATAATACTATAAAAAAATGGCATGAAAATGAGTTCGATTTTTTAAGCATAAGAACAGTAGAAAGAACATTACAAAAACTAGAAAAAGATGGACTTTTAATTTCAAAAACTTTTAATAAAATGAAAGGTGATAAAACAAAATGGTACACCATAGACTACAAAAAATTATTAGAAGTTTGTAAGAAAAGTTTAAGTAATAAAGAAATATTATCATCTAAAAGAAGTGAATCAGGGAAAAAGGGTGCTATTGCTAAAAAGAATAAAAATGAAAATACCATACAACCAACTTGGCAGAATGGGGGGGCATACAACCAACTTGGCAACACCATACAACCAACTTGGCAGAATGATATAACCAACTTGGCAGAACCAATACCAGAGACTACTACAAAGACTTCTACAGAGATTACTAGTAGTAGTAGTATCCTGAAAAATGAATTTGAAAATAATATTTGTGAATTAAAGAAAACTACAAATATTAAATTTGATGATTATATAAAAAAATATAATGGTGAATTTATACTAGCTATTATTGAATATTGTACCGAAATAAATATAAGGTCTTTTGCAGGATTTAAAAAAGTTATAGATAGTTATATAGGAAAAAATATTTTAACACGAGAGGATCTATTTAAAGACATTGAAAATTATAGAAATGAAAAGAAAAAAAATAAGGATAATAACAAAAATAACTCAAAATTTAAATTAGATAAATTTAATGACTTTGAACAAAGACAATATGACTTTGAGGACTTAGAAGAAAAGTTATTAAAACCTTTATCAAAACATAAAGGAGAACTTGGAAGTGAAGAATTGAAACGAAAAATATTATCTACTAAAAACAAAACATCATTTTTTGACGATTAGAAATAGATAGAGAACGATTTTGATTGTTCTTGATGAATTTATACATAAAAAAATAAAGTATGGTTAAAAGCCTTTTAAGGTTAAAATATAATATAAGAAAAATAAAAAACTTTTAAATAAATAAAAAGGAACAGGTTTACACTGCCTGCTCCTTTGAGTTAATATCTTTAGAATTTAGTAACAGATTATTTGACAGTAAATTACTTATTTGATCAATGTCTACATGCTTAATTTCTCCATTGACCCTTATCATCAGTACACCGTTCAATTCTTCCATACTCTATCCCCTATTCATTATTTATTATTTATAATTTCTTGTAGTTTCTCCAACATCTTAATTTTATCTTCCATTTCAGAATAAGTCAAACCATTAGGAAATACAAACTTCGACAATAATATCTCATAATTGACACCATCCTTTTCAATGGTTTGAACTATTGTATCTTCATTGTTTTTTAAATCTTCTTCATAAAGAAGGTACTCCATAGGTATCTTTAAAACCTGCGCTGTTAGGGATAAATTAGCTGTACTCATTGCGCTTCTTCCATTCTCTACATCACATAGGAAAGACTTACTATAGTTAGCTTCTCTTGCGACTTCCTCTAAAGTCATTCCCAATTCTTTTCTTCTCTTTTTAATTCTTTCACCTAACTGTTTTTTATACTCATTTCGTTTCATTGCTCTCAACCCCTCAATTTTTTATACGTTTATATAGTATATGTATCATGTGTATAGTATGTACATATCGTACTATATATACATAGTATTCTATTTAAAAAACAAAATCAATAGAAAACATTAGCAAACATTACTAATATTTAGATTTAAATGTTTAATTTAACTAATTAAACAAATTTATACGATTACTTCGTATATTACGTCAATTTCGTATTTGTGGTTTTTACGTCGATTTCGTATAATGATTGTACAAGCTGTTTAAGACAAGCATTACATTAAATCAACAAAACAAATGTCTTACATTTTTATATACAGCTTGTACAAAATGTATTATTATGTAAAAATGATACTTATTTTCATATAATTTACAACCACATGTAGATTATATCACCGTATGCGAAATTATGCAATACCGTATACGATAATTTATCGTACATCTTTTTAAAATATGAAAGGAGAGGGAAAACAATGGCTAAATTATATGAGTTAACCCAAAATTATAACAATCTTTTAGATCTGGTAGATAATCCAGAAGTACCAGTAGAAATGCTAAGGGAAAGCTTAGATAACATAGGAGAGGAAATAAACACCAAACTAGAAAACGTGGCAAAGGTAATTAAATCTATAGAGGTAGATGCTAAGGGTTTGAAAGAAGAAGAAAAGAGGTTAGCAGATAGAAGAAAGTCTTTAGAAAATAGAATATCTAGCCTTAAAGAGTATGCCGAGAAATCTATGAGAGCAACAGGAAAGAAAAAAATAAAAGGAAAGGTATTTACATTAGGAATACAGAAAAATCCTGCTAGTGTTGATGTAGTAAATGAAGATAATATACCAGATAAGTATTTCATAACTGAAAAGAAATTAGTTAAAAAAGATGTATTAGAAGTTTTAAAAAGAGGTGAAGGAGTTCCAGGAGTAAACTTAATACAAAGTGAAAGTCTAAGAATTAGATAATTAAGGGGGATATTGATTATGAATAGAAAAAATATTAAATCAGTTTTATCAAAGAAGTTTAAAGAATTTTGTGAAAGTATAGAAGATGAAAAAGTAAAAAGAGCAGTAAGAAAGCACTCAATTATAACAGGAGGATGTATAACTTCAATGCTACTCGGAGAAGAAATACACGATTTTGATATTTACTTTACCAATAAAGAAACCTGTTTAAAAGTTGCTGAATATTATGTCCAAAAATTCAATGAAACACATAAAGGTACTAATGCTAGAGTTGAAGAAAAAGAAGAAAGAATAAAAGTATTTATTCAATCAGAAGGTGTTGCAGGGGATGACGAATCAGAACCAGATTTAATAGAATATGAAGATTATGATGAAATGCAAACCAATATAACACCAGATTCAGATTTAGAAAATATACCTCAAAAACCAAAATATAGACCAGTTTATTTATCAAGTAACGCTATTACTCTATCTGATAAAGTTCAGCTTATAATCAGATTTTATGGAAATGCTGAAGAAATTCATGGAAATTATGACTTTGTGCATTGTACAAATTACTGGACCAGCGGAAATAATGAACTAGTTCTACAACAAGAAGCTTTAGAAGCTATATTGAATAAAGAATTAAAATATGTTGGTAGCAAGTATCCTTTATGTTCCATTATAAGAACTAGAAAATTTATAAATAGAGGTTGGAAAATAAATGCCGGACAATATCTTAAAATGTGTATGCAACTTAATGAGTTTAATTTAAAAGATATTAAAGTGTTGGAAGATCAATTAGTTGGGGTAGATAGTGGATATTTTGCAATGTTGATTGACACTTTACAAAGAAAAAGAGAAAATGACCCAAACTTTACAATAGAAAATGATTATGTAGTATCAATAATAGATAAAATATTTTAGTCGGGAGGAAATTGAATGAGTATATATAAAAAGCTAGCAGAGGCTAGAGTAAAATTACAAAACGCAGGTTTAAAAAAGAGTGGTAAAAATAAATTTGCTGGATATGAATACTTTGAATTATATGATTTTCTGCCAAGAGTAAACGAAATAAATGCAGAATTAGGCATATGTGCAGTAGTTAGTTTTGACAAGGAAAACGCTACCATGATATTAACTGATGTAGAAAAAACAGATAGCACTATAACAATAACTTCACCAATGGAAAGTGCAACTTTAAAAGGTTGTCATGCTATACAAAATCTAGGAGCGGTAGAAAGCTACCAAAGAAGATATTTGTATATGACCGCTTATGAAATAGCTGAAAATGATATTTTAGATGGTACGTTAGGTCAAGGAGATAAGAAGGGGAGCAATAAACCACAAGAAGATAAAAAAGCTAATACAAGCCTTACAGATGCACAACTTAAAAGATTATATGCTATAGGTAATAATGCTGGAATGAGTGCAGATAAGGTTAAAAATCATGTTAAAGAGAAATTTAAAATTGAACCTAAATTTATGACAAAACAACAATATGACCTTATGTGCAGTGGATATGAACAATTAGCTAAAAAGGGGGATAAATAATTGGATAAAGACAATAAAAAAGCCTTAATATACAGATTGGATTGGGTTTTAAAATATGCAGAGGAAGGCAGATTGGATAATATAAAAGAGGAAGTAAATAACATTAAAAATGAACTAAGTACCTATGATTTAGTAGTTCCATTTTAAAATTTTAAGGAGAGGATAAATATGGATATTATAAAAGATATTATAGATATAAGTAAACTAGTTTTTATTATTTTTGCTGTTTGGTTCTGTACAAGTGTTTTATTTTTAGTGTAAAAGTACGAAATTAACGTAAATGAAAGGGGATAAAAATATGTTTATAAAAACTTTAGAGGGACAAATACACGAGGTTAATATAGAGGAAGTTTATATAAAGCCTTTTTATTCAAAAGAAAATATTCGTTGCTATACACTTTGTAGCAATAAACATAATAATGAAATTATTTTAGCTGAATATCCTGACAGGACAATAGCAAAGCATATGCTACATATACTAATACATTGTGATGGCTTAGACATACAACAAGAAATATTACCTTATATAAGCCTAAAAGAAGATTTATTATTCAGTGCTTCTTTTAAATTAAGACAAGCAAAAGAAAAATTTAAAAAAGAACAGGAGTGGGAATGATGAATAATTACATTGAACAAAGAGTTTTGAATGTTGCAGATTATTTTTTAGATACAAATTGCACTGTCAGAAATGCAGCCAAGAAGTTTGGATACAGTAAAAGTACAATTCATTTAGATGTAACTAAAAGATTGTCTATGTTAGATACAAACAAGGCCAGGGAAATAGAAAAAATCCTGGCCTACAATGAAAGTATTAGACATATACGAGGAGGTGCAAGCACTAAGAAAAAGTATTCTAAATAGATAATAGTCAGGAGGGTAAGGAGGTGAAATATCTGATAGTTCCAAGTGATTGTGATGTTGATGAATTAGTTGTTTATTCATGGCTATATAAACATTCAAATCAAACAAAAGAAAACTATGACGGTCTAAAAAAGAATGAAGTGTATTTTAGTAATAGAATAATCTCTGAATATACAAAGTTAGATAAAATGAAAGTCAATAGATCCTTAAAAAGATTAGAAGAAAAACAGTATATAAGGATTATGTATAAAAGCAAAAGTAAAAAACAACCTAGTAAATGTTTTTTATCATTTAATAGTAATCTAAAAAATGATACGGTTGTTGATACAGTTTGTAATACGGTTAACGATACAGTTCAAAGCATTGAAAATACTAAGGTTGTAAATAATTCTAAAACGGTCAATGATACGGTTAGTGTTACGGATAGTGATACAAAATCTAATAATATAATCTATAAATATAATCTAATATATAATACATGGTTAAAAGCTGATATAGTTAAACATAAAAATTTAACTGTAGTTATGAAAAAAAACATAGATAAAATATTGAAAAAGTATTCCATAGATGACATTGTATTAGCTATTAATAGATATTGTGAAATGTATAAAAGTGAATATCCTTATTGCCATTATAAATGGACCTTAAATGAATTTTTGACTAGAGAAAAGGGAATAGGCTATTTTTTAGACGATGGTGATAAATGGATTAATTACAACGAATGGAAACAAGGTAATTCAATAGAAATTGATGGATTAGATCTTGAAACTAGAAAATTATTAGAAGAAAGAAAGAGAGCAATGGAAGGATTGTACTAAGGAGTGATTAAATGCAGATACCTATAGATAAGGTACAAGAAGCTAAAGAAGCATTAGGTGTAAAAGCAGCTGAAATAATAGCTAGTGGATTAGATATAGATAAATGGAACAGTAGGGAGTTAAAAGGTTGTTGTCCCTTTCATGCAGAAAAAACACCTAGTTTTATATGGGATAAAAAACATAATTTTTTTAAGTGTTTTGGGTGTGGTATAACATATGACATAATAGATTATTAC